ATTTGGTTTAACAGGACAAGCATTAGCACTACATAATTTAGGAACAAATGGTTTTATTGTTAGAACTGGTACAGATAGTGTTACCTCTAGAATACTAGTTGCTGGAGATAATATTGAAATTACAAATCCAGATGGTGTGGGAGGTAATCCTACAATATCCTTAGCTGCATCAACATATTCATTTGATGAAGAAGTATTTAATTATACTGGTTCTACAAATTTCACGTTATCAGTCACAACACCATATGCTGTAGAGGTATATCTTAATGGTCAAAGATTAATAAAAACTCTTGATTGGACTATTGCGGGTAATGTTGTTACAGTTACAGATCCTCTTGATACTGATGATGAAATCACAATAACATATTTTTATAATACACCTGATATTGTACTACCAGGATTAACGGGTTCTGGTACAACAAATTTTATTACTAAATGGGGTAGCTCATCTAGTTTAACATCATCTTCTATACAAGATGATGGAAATACTGTCACAATTGGTGGTAGTGAAATATTAATACCAAATATTGGTACTGTAACTTCAGGTACTACATTCTTTACGAATACATCTACAGGAATTAAATTAATTACGGCAACTAATTTACTCACAAGTATTGGTGCACAACCTGCTGGTGATTACGCATTGGTATCACAACTTCATGATCCAGTAATATTAGGAACTGCAAACGGCCTATCACTTTCAGGTCAGCAATTGTCTTTAGGTCTTGCAAGTAGTGGCGTTACAGGTGCATTAAGCGGTACTGATTGGGATACGTTTGATAGTAAGATTGGGGGGAGTGGAACAACCAACTATATTCCTAAATTCACAGGAGCAGGTACGATTGGGGATAGTTTGATATTTGATAATGGTTCAAATGTGCTTATAGGAACTACTACTGACGCAGGACAAAAACTTCAAGTAGCAGGTAACATCCTAGTGAACACCAATGGTCAAGGTGGATTAATATCAACATATTATGGAGCTAATTCTGATGGTAATAACATCTTCATTGGTGGTGGAGGATTAAGTAGTGTAGGTGTTATAGGTGCAACTAATAGAGGTTCAGGTAACACAGCTGTAGGGGTTGAAGCTTTACAAAGTAACACTACTGGTTATAGAAACACAGCTAATGGATATTTAGCACTCTACTTTAACACTAGTGGAAATAACAACATAGCTAATGGATACGCAGCACTATATAATAACACTACTGGATATTATAACATAGCTAATGGAGTTGGAGTACTATTAAATAACACTACTGGATATGGAAATACAGCTAATGGGTACTTAGCACTATTTAATAACACTACTGGCTATAACAACACAGCTAATGGATTAGATTCAGGAAGATACATCAACTCAGGGGCAGCAAATCAAACATCAAACAACTCTTTATATCTAGGATATGACACAAGAGCATCTGCATCTGGCAACACAAATGAAATTGTAATAGGAGCTAGTGCAAGAGGTGTGGGTAGTAACAGTGTTATATTAGGTAATTCAAGTATTACTAAAACTGTATTACAAGGAAATGTTTTAATAAATACAACAACTATACCATCGATAATATCAACTGGTAAGGTATTTAATATGGATGCTGGTGGTAATGGGGATGCATATGCTATTTTTAGTAAAGATGGTTCCACAGGAGGTTGGTTATCCTTTTTTGCTGGTACTCAAGATACTGTAATGTTTTACAAATCTGCTGGTAATTTTAGATTAGGATCTTCTACAGCATCTGGGGGTTCTGGTTACTCGGAACACTTTAGAATAACAGGTTCTGGTAATGTAGGTATTGGTACAACTAATCCATCAAGTAAATTAGATGTTGTTGGTAATGTTGAATTAAATGGTAATGTATCAATTGGTAATTCACTTAGTAATATCCATAAGATTGATGGTGAAATATTAGTTAATGTAGATACAAAGCTAGGTACAGTTGTTCCTGGTAAAGTATTTAACATGGATGGTGGAGGTGATAGTTCATTTGCAATTTATAGTCAAAATGGTTCTACAGGTGGTTGGTTATCCTTTTTCGCTGGTACCAGTGAAACTGTAATGTTCTTTAAAAAGACAACAGGTACATTTAGATTTGGTGCATCAGATCAAGCAGGTGGTGCTAATTTTAGTGAATTTTATAGGGTTACTGGTGGTGGTAATTTTATTATTGGCACAACGACAGATAATGGTGAGAAATTACAAGTTAATGGTAATGTCACTGCCACAAATTTTATTGGTTCATTAATTGGTAATGCATCAAGTGCAACAATTTTACAAACATCAAGAACAATAAACGGTACATCATTTAATGGTTCGGCAAATATCACAACCGCTAATTGGGGAACTGCGAGAAATATTACAATCGGTGTTACAAGTAAATCCTTAAACGGTAGTACGGATGTATCTTGGGATTTAACAGATATTGGTGCATTATCTACCTCTGGGGGTAGTATAACTGGTAATTTATCTATAGGCGGACAAATATATTCACCTACAAATGCTAAGGGTAATTCTGGTACTGGAACGGTAACATTTAATTGGAATGATGGGAATATTCAAACAGTTACACTAACAGGAAATTGTACTTTTGCATTTTCTAATCCACAATCTGGTGCCACATATCAAATAATAATAACTCAAGATGCTACAGGTAGTAGAACAATTACATGGCCTACAATACATTGGGAGGGGAAGACAACACCAACTCTTACAGGGACAGCTTCTTCAGTTGATGTTGTTACACTAACTTATGATGGGTCTAAATATATAGGAGTGATGGCTAAAAACTTTGGAACACCTTAAAAATATATAAAAATATGAGTTTAATACCATTTGGGTTTTGGGGAACTAGAAATTATTCAAGGGAAGGGTTAAAATTGTATTATGATTTTGCATCTTCTTCATCCTACCCAGGAACTGGATCAACAGTATATAATCTAGCTAAAAATGATTTTAACGGAACGATCAACGGAGCAACTTATGATGGTTCAGATTCAGGGGGTTGCTTTGATTTTGATGGTGTTGATGATAGAATAGAACCATCCCCAGTTTCATTTTTCAATAATGAGATTTGGGGTCCTAATCAAACATGGGAATTTTGGTTTAAAACAACAAAGACTACGGAACAAATGAGATTAATTGGTCTATTTGATACATTAGCAACCCCTGTAAATTTTACAGGGCATATTCAGGTAACATTGAATCAAGGAATAAATAGTTACCAAAACGGGGCGGTTTATGTTCACGTGAGGGATAACATTGGTACAACTACTTGGAGGGAAAGGAGAGCCTCTTCAGGTTCAAATGTTGGTGTAATTGATGGAAATTGGCATCAAATTATTGGAACTTGGGAAAATACCGATACTTACGTTTCAAACGCTAATTATACAACGCAATTTAGAATTTATATTGACGGGGTTGAACTTTCTTCTTACCAACTATCGGGGGAGAGTGCAATAAACAATAATGCAATTCAATACAGTGACGTTGATTTTGTTCCTTGGATTGGTGCTGCAAATTCAAGAGGATCTTTAGCATTATATCCCTTTGATGGTAAGATTGGTGTTGTACGAGGATATAATCGTTCGTTATCGGATACTGAAATATTATTAAATTTTAATCAATATAAAGATAGATACGGCTTATGAAATATTTAAAAATAAATAATCAGGGAGAAATAATATACCCATACAAACTAGATCTGTTAAAACTTGATTATCCCAATACGTCTTTTCCTGAATATCTAACAACACAAATACTAGAAGACTATTCAGTTTATAGGGTAAATCTTGTAAATATTCCACAAGATTATACAAAAGATTATTCAGAGGGAACACCAGAGTTAATTGATGGTCAATACTATCAAAACTGGATAGTAACTGATGCAAGTCCTGAAGAGATACAACAACGAATTGAATCTCAATGGTCAACAATTCGATCAATTAGAAATGAATATCTTCAGGAATGTGACTGGACACAACTAGCCGATTCGCCATTAACTGATGAAGAAAAACAGGAATGGAGTATTTATAGACAAAAATTAAGAGATATTACTTTACAAGAAGACCCTTTTAATATAAATTGGCCAACCAAACCAAATTAACAAATGAAAAATATAACACCCATCACAATATTGTTAGATGATATAATAGAATAAAATGGCAAAAAGAAGACAAATATTTAATTTATCACAGTTACCTGATGGTGTTTCTGGTGGGGTTGATAATTTTATTAGTTTATTAGATACACCCTCTAGTTATACAGGACAAGCTGGTAAATCATTAAGAGTTAATCTTGCTGAAAATGCATTGGAATATTATACACCTAGTGAAGTTGGTAGTAATATCGCTTTTTTGGATTTAACAGATACGCCCCCAACATTCACTTCTAATGCACTGTTAAGGGTTAATAGTGGTGGAACTGCAATTGAATATGATACGACTTCTTATACGCCAACAACAAGATCTATATTATCTGGTACAGGATTAACTGGTGGTGGTAATTTAACGGCAAACAGAACATTAAGCTTAACAGGTCAAGCATTGGCACTACATAATTTAGCAACTAATGGATTTATTGTTAGAACTGGTACAGGAACTGTTACTGCAAGAACGTTAACTTCAGGTACTGGAATAACCGTAACAAATGGTGATGGAGTTTCTGGTAATCCTGTTATTACAATAAATGCAAGTTTATCTAATCTATCCGATGTTGTTTTAACATCCCCCACATCTAATCAAACTATTTTTTATAATGGTACTAATTGGGTTAATGGTACATACACAACGGGTACTGTAACAAGTATCACAACTGATACTGGATTAACAGGTGGTACAATAACATCTAGTGGTAGTATTGGTTTTGATATATCTTGGGGTGATTCTCGTTATGTAAACAATAGAGAGGTATTAAATACGAGTTCAGAATGGTCACATGTTACATTGGTTGATGGTGTTGATTTAACATCTTATACTACAGGTTCTAGTGGATTTCCATCTACATTAGGTTTTGCCGTTGCTTTTTATGCAAATACATCCGATAGTACATCTGGTTATGGTAGAGCATTTGCAATAAACAGAGCATATAATACAGAAAGTTATTATTTAGGGTCTCCAAACATATCAGGTGTACATAATGGATGGAAATTAATATATCATTCTGGTAATTTAACAATATCTACATTAGGTGGTGTTCCTGAATCAAGAACATTTACAATAAATGGTACAACATTTGACTTATCAGCAAATAGAACATATAATGTTGGTACTGTTACAAGTATTGTTGCAGGTAGTGGCTTAACTGGTGGTACTATAACGACTTCTGGAACAATAGCATTAACAGGACAAGCACTTGAACTACATAATTTAGCCACAAATGGATTTATTTATCGAAATGGTACTACTATTGGTAGTAGAACAATAATTGGTGGCAGTTTTATAACAGTAACAAATGGCAGCGGTGCGTCTGGGAATCCAACAATATCGTTAAGTACGTTTAATTTAGGTGACGTTTCTAATGTAGTATTAACATCTCCAGCGAGTGGACAAGTATTAACATATAATGGGACTAATTGGGTTAATGGGACTATTACTGGCGGTGGTGGTGGTACTGTTACTGAAGTAAATACAGGTGTTGGTTTAACTGGTGGTCCTATTACAACAACTGGAACAATATCAGTTGTATTTGGTACAAGTTCGGATACGGTAGCCGAGGGTAACGACAGTAGAATAATTAATGGACAAACGGCATTTGGATGGGGTGATCATTCACTTGTTGGATATTTATTATCTTCTACTGCGGCAGCAACATATGTACCACAAACCAGAACAATAACAATAAACGGTACCACATTAAACTTATCTGCAAATAGAACATGGAATGTTGGTACTGTAACTTCTGTTGCAACTGGAACTGGTTTGATTGGTGGTAGTATAACAACATCTGGTACAATATCGCTAACAGGACAAGCACTAGCACTACATAATTTAGCAACAAATGGTTTTATTGTTAGAACTGGGTCAGGAACTGTTGCAGCAAGAACAATAACTGCAGGTACTGGGATTTCAATTTCTAATGGTACTGGGGTATCTGGTAATCCTGTTATATCATCTACAATTACACAATATACAGATTCAGATGCAAGAAATGCGATATCATTAACAACTAATGGTAACTCAGGCTCATCAACATACAATACAAGTACTGGTATCTTAAATATACCAACATATACTTTAACTGGTTTGGGTGGTCAACCACTTAGTAATAACCTAACATCACTTGCAGATTTAACATATGTATCTAATTCATTTGTTAAAATGACTGCTAATGGCACATTTACATTAGATACGAATACATATTATTTATCTAGTAACCCAAATGGGTATACATCAAATACGGGAACCGTAACATCGGTCTCATTATCAGTACCAACTGGTTTATCTGTTAGTGGCTCACCTGTTACTTCTTCAGGAACTATAACAATTGGATTACAATCAGGGTATTCAATACCAACAACAGCAAGCCAATCTAACTGGAATACCGCATATAATGATAAAATAAATTCAGCTAGTTTTAATACTGGAAATGGTATTTTAACTTTAACACAACAAGACACAAGTACTATTACTGTTGATTTAGATGGTAGATTTTTAACATCATTATCACACAATCATGGTATTGCGAATTCGGCAGGTACTCAACAATTCACATTTGGGGTAAATGAGAATGTTAGATTTGCAGGTTCTGGTGCAACATCCGTTTCATTTAATGGTACAACTAAAACTGTTACAATTTCATCAACAGATACAAATACTACTTATTCTGCTGGAACTGGTTTATCTTTAGCTAGTGGTGTATTTTCATTTGATACAACATTTGGTGATGCTAGATATACTAATATCACTGGTGATACCATGACGGGTGATTTAATTATTGTCCCGAATGCAATTGGTTCTGGTTCTGGAACTAATGTAGCGAATGCCACATCAATATATCGTGTTTCGGGTGGATCTGTTATTACAATGACAAGTACTACAACAGGCTCATTTGCAACCATTATTAGGTCATATGGTGGAGGTACAAATAATTTATATCAATTAGAATTAAATGCTGGTGGAATAAATACAAATGGGAATATTCATTTTAATGATAATGCATTAATTTCTAATGATAATAATGGTAGTTCTAGTAATATTGACCATATTTGGCATAATGATAGTCCATATAATGGTTTTGGTGGTGTTTGGCATTTTGTTAGTGATTCAACCTATAAAGCATCAGGAAATAGTGCAATAAATGCGGGAGGTATTTTTGAAAATAATGTAAGAGTTGTTAATCAAAATAGAACAATATCAACAGGAACTGGATTAACAGGAGGTGGTAATTTATCTACTGATAGAATAATATCTTTCGACACCGCTTGGGGTGATGCAAGATATTTACAAACGCAAACAGAAGGAACATTTACACCAGTATTAAAAGGTACAATCTCAAACCCTACATATACACCAAGTACACCAGTTGGAAGATGGACAAGGTTCGGTAATTTAATTAGAATTTTTGTTAGAATTGGATGGAATAGTTATAGTGGTGGTTCTGGTAGTCTATATATTGAATTACCGTCATTACCAGCTGGTGAGGATTATGATTATGATTTTCATGGTAGTTTAACATTTCAGGGTATTACATGGAGTACAACACCAGCAAATGTCGTTGTAGATGGTTTTAGTGGACAATTAAGTGGGGCATTGATAAGGGCTTCGTTAAATAACACCCCAAGTAGACCAGTAGCTACAACAGGTTCGTTAAGTTCTAGCGGTGTTATTGAATTTCAAATTTTTACAAGAATTGTAAGTGCCCCAGTATGATATAAAAAAAATACTATTTATAATAAATAGAGATAATATTTAAAAATGAAAACAATCCAACCTATTCAAATTTGGAAAAATGGAGCTTCATTTGAAGCTTCCGTTTTAGATGCCAGAATTATTAATGATGATTTAAAATCATCATGTACATTTTACTATTACTTAAAAAAGGCAGATACTGTAATACCTTCTGAAGTTGAAGGGGAACCAGATAAAGTTATTAATGGGGAAATTTTAGTAGATGGTAATGTTATAATATCTGGTGAAGATTATATTAATTGGGATGGTAGTAATGATTTTGCCTTTGAATATATTGCAAATGATTTAAACCTCGTACTTGTAATTGAAGATTAGATAGTACCATAAAAAATATTTATACATTATTATTCTTTTAACAAACATTTAATATAAAATATAAAAAAATATAGTATTTATAATTAAATAACAAAAATCATGAACGAGCAAAATATAACAATCGAAATCACTGCAGAAGTAAAAGTAAATGGTGTTGTAATGCCAGATGCACAGGTAGAAGTTAGTAAAGTTGTAATAGGTGAAATTGTATTACCAAATATAAATGTTTCTTAATTAGGTAAGCATGAGAAAAGAGGTAATAAAAATTAATATAATATCCGAAGTAAAAGTAAATGGTATATTAATACCTCAATCTAATATAGAAGTAAAAAAAATATCTATAGATGAAATTATATTACCTAATAAATGTATATTTAAAAATTTCTTTACTTGGCTATGCAACTTACTATAAAATTAAATGTTAAATGGTTTGGTGATCAGGTTATCGTAACACAACCAGAATTAGAAAATTCGGAAAATAATATAAATACAAAACCAATAATTGATACTGAAAAACAAATTAATGAAATTATTAATTTTACCGAAGAATTTTATAGGTTAGTGAATGATTTATCAGTAGATGAAATACATTTACCAGAGAATAAAATATACAGAATAGATGATATAAAAACAATTGATTTATCAAGAAAATTAACAATAAAAAGCAGTAATAAAAGGGCAACATTATTAGTTGGAAAAGAAAACTATAGATCTGATATTGATGAAAAACAAAATGGTTTTTTATTTAAATTATTAGACGGTGCAGATCTTACAATTAATAATATAAATATATGTTTACCTCCACAAATTAAAACAACAAATACATATAATCCAAGAATTGCAGTTTCAGAAAAAGATGAAAATTCGAAATGGAGATTGGTAATAACAAATTGTGATACAACATATCTTGGCAAAAATGGTGGGTTTGGTATTGGTGTTTTATGGGGTTCTAATAGAGGTAATTATGTAAGGGTTGAAAATTTTATACATGCGGGTCCTTTTTTAATCGATGCAAAAAATAGCATTCAAAACGGTAAATTACAGTTAGTATTTGATAATGTTAAAACTGATTTAACTAATGAAAATGAATGGAATCCATATATATATGAATCAAGGGTTAGATTAACCAATGATAAAAGTGGGTTTGATAAAGAAATAATAAATGGTAATTATCCTGAGTATGTTTTTGAATTAGATAAAGATATAACACCAAATGGTTTTTATCCGTTCACATTATTATCATTATATAATAGAGGATGGGATAATCGATTTTTTGCGGTTACAATCGACAAATTCTTTTTCTTATTATACCCTTCAAGATTTTTTGAAAGAATTTATGATGTGGCACATAATAATAATACCGAATGGAATGTAAACGATTATAATACAAAAACGGTAAGTAATGATTATATAAAAGCGATGTTTGGTACAATACCGAGAGTAGGACAAAAATATAAAATAGTTAATCATTATAGAATATCTACAAACCCAATAAAAAAAATTGATATATCAAAAAATGTAATAAGAACTGTTGGTAATCCTGCATTTGGTGATATGACAGATATTATAGAATGGCAGGTTGGGGATCAATTTAAAATTAATCAGGAAATATATACTGTTATAGGTAAACAAAAACCAGGATGGTGGGAAATGGTTGAAGAATTTAGAAATACTAGTGAATTAATTGGTAAAAGACACGCAGCACAGATGCCATTTAGTTCAATTATATTAGACAAAGATTTACCAGAGGGTAATATACATGATGTTGAGGTTGTTAAATCTAATAGTGAATATTTATTAGATGGTGAATTTAGAGATTGTTATTATATATATAAATCTAATGCTAATTGGAGAATTAACGATAATGAATTTGACGTATTTCATGGAAATCCATATGGACATTTGAGTTATAATCATAAAGAATTAGATATTTGGTTTAAAGATTTTGAACATAATGGATATTATAGACAATCAAGTGGTGGTGATTTGAATCAATCTGTAAGCTATAATATTATTAATTTTACTGGATTTACTGGACAATGGAACCCACCAGTAGAAATTACAACAGATAAAGAAAAACCATTATAAAATAATAAATTATGCAACTTACTATAAAATTAAATGTAAAATGGTTTGGTGATGAGGTTACTGTAACACCAGTGATACCAAATCCAACAATACCACAACCAGAACCCGATCCAATTCCAGTTGAACCAACAACACCAGAAGAGGTACTACCTGATAATTATATAACATTAGAAGAATTATCTAATGATGTAAATGAAGCATGGAGAATTGCGTTACAGCAAACAAATAAAATATTAAAGTTAAAAGATAATAAAATATATAGAATTACCGAACATACAACGGTAGAACCTAAATTAAAAGCAATTATAGGTAATTTAGATAAACAAAAAAGACCCACACTGGAAATTGGTAGATGGGATAAACCATTTACATCTAGATTATTTTTATTCGAATCGGAGTTTTGTGAATTTGCGATTGTTGGTGTAAACATGGTACAACCAATGGGGCAGTTATTTAAAACTGCAATTCAAATGAAAACAATATTTAATACAAAACCAAACACTGTTAAATCTGGAAATTTTGCATTAATTGGCAGTGAACCATCTAATAAAAATCAATTATCATGGGCACTGGCTGGATTTGTTTATTCACCCAATGATAATGATGGTTATATCAATGTTATTGCAAAAGATGTTGTACATAATGGACCAGTTTTCCAACAATTAAAGTGTAACACAAATAACAGATTGAGAAGTATTTGGGATAATGTTACAATACATAATCCAAGAGATTCCTATTTTAATGGTAATGTTGAATATTTTTTACCGACACATTATTATAATCCAACTAAATTTATAAATAAGTCATTTGTATCACACGGAAAGATAGTATCTTTAGGTGAACCATTTGATTTGGTTAAAACACATCACGGATATGAGGCTATTGGTGTTAGAACAATATTACAAGTTGATAGATTCGTATTTAACGTATATGATGATTCTATTAGTGATGATGGGATGACATTTAATTTTAATAGAGTTAATGTGGGTGATAATTATGAATATGACACCAATACTAATTATGGACCAAGAGGAAGAACAATCGTATCAAATGCTGAATTACAAGCTGGTGATGAAATTAATTTTGGAACAGTAGATGAACCACTTAAAAGGACTGTTGTTGAGAAACAAATACAAAACGGTGCAACAAATGGTAAATGGTTTAGATGGAGTTATGTTCTAGATTCAGATATTTCTGAAAATTTAAAAAATGGTACATTTACAGTACTGAAATCAACATTTAATATTACGGGCGAACATGATGTGTTAATCGCATATAAATATAATGCAATGTTTAGTAGTCCATTTTTAACGGAAAAAACAAAATTTAATGATTGGTATATACCACATACTGGTGGTATTGGATGGACAATATATGACCATAGACAAATAAATATCTTCTGGAAAGATTCAACCATAACTGGTTTTGTAAGAATGTCAAGTAACAATGATTCATTAAAAACAATTGGCTATAATGTTGAAAATGTAAAATTTGAACAAACAGAGGGAGAATATAAACAATTAGAACCGTTTTCAGATAAAGTGATATTACCATCAGATGTTGATAATTTTATAAAAAAATATTTTTGATAGTATTTATATAAAAAAATATAAAATTTTATATAAATCATGAAGGAAAAAACAAAATCGGTTCAGATAAATGAACAAGTACACAATATGGCTAAATTGTATTGTGAAAAGAAATTTTTAAAATTGGGAAAATTCATTGAAAAACTAATTCTTAAAGAAGTTAAGGATAGTAATGAATAAAAAATATTATCTATCGTTGGACATATCAACAACAAATGTTGGTATGTCTATTTTTGATGACAAGGGTAAATTAATCGGGCTAAAGCATTTAAAATTAACAACAGATAAAAAGGTACCAGAATATCAGAGATATATTGCAAAGTCTATATTATTTAAAGAATATATAACAAATGTTAAGGATTATATCGAGAAAGATTTTAATGGTGATATTTCTGGAATTTTTGTTGAAGAGCCATTAATTATGTCAAATAATTCATTTACTTCGGCATTACTACAAAAATTTAATGGTATTTGTTGTTATATAATATACGATATTTTTGATATAATACCAGAATTAATCACAGTACATGATTCAAGAAAAGTATTTTGTCCTGAATTTGTTACAACAAAATATAGAAAAGGTGAGAGAGTTGATGTATTATCATTTCCAAAAGGAATTGATAAAAAGGTATATATATGGGAAAAGGTAAATAAAATTGAAAAGAATATCGAATGGTTATATAATAAAAAGGGTGATTTAGCAAAGGAATCATATGATTTGAGTGATAGCTATTGTGTTGGATATTCAATGCTAAAGATTAAAGGAATTATATAATGAAATGTTTGTCTATTTGATTAGATTATCCGATAATTCAAATTATAAAATTGGCGTTACAAAAGACATACAAAAAAGAATTAAACAACTACAAACTGGTAATGCGGAAGAAATATATTTAATTGATAAATATGAATCTAAAAATGCATATAAAATTGAAAAAGCATTACATAATTTTTTCTCATACAATAATAAGTTAAATGAGTGGTTTGAATTATCTATACAAGACGAAATAAAATTTAAAGAACTTTGTATTAAAATTGATAATAATTTAAAATATTTAGAAGAAAATAAAATATAAATTTGGATACATAATAAATATTAATTACTATTGCATTGTTAAATAAAATATAAATGAAGTTTAAAGATTTATCAGAGAAAGATATTGAATATATTAAATATAGTTATTTAAATAGAGGTGATGTTTCGTGGGAGAAGATGGCCCATATTTTGGGTGAAAAGTTCTCAGTCACTGAAAGAACTATTCGTAAATGGGTATCAACTAAGCTAAATTTAAAAGAAAAACCAGAAGTAGAATCTGAACAATTTTTAATTGCAAAAGAAAAGAAATATGATAAAACGAAAAAAAGATTTATCATAACATATGCACAAAATGCAACAAAAGTACACACAAAATTTTTTGAAAATATAAAAGCTTATGCGGAATTTATTAATGCGGATATTCATGTTATTGCGGGTAGATATAAAAATCCAACGTCTGTATGGTCAGATAAACAAGAAACTGATGAATGGTGGGATAATTCAGTACTACCCTATCTTGATGCAAATAGACATGATATTCATAAGTATGTTTCAATTTTATCTGATGTTAAAATTCAACCCACTGCAGTAAATCCAATGACTGGTATGCAGGGTTTATCGGGAATCAACTCATGTATATTTGGTAGTCCAAAGGTACAAATGGAAATGATACCCGTTTTAGAGGGCAATAAGCCCAAGATGATGTTAACCACTGGTTCTGTTACATTAAAGAATTATACAGACTCTAAGGCAGGTAAAAAGGGTGAATTTCACCATACTTTTGGTTTTGCTATTGTAGAAATAAAAGATAATGACACATTTTTTATTAGACAGGTAACTGCCAACGACAGAACAGGTGCATTCACCGATTTAATATATCATGTTAACGATGCTGAGGTGAATAAAATCGATAAAATCGAAGGGATTGTGTTGGGTGATATTCATTGTGGTGTACATGATGAAAATGTAATAAAACAAACAAAAAAATTCATTTCAAAATATAATCCAAAACATATTGTATTACATGATATTTTTGATGGTAATTCAATAAACCATCATGAAATGAAAGATCCATTTATTCAATATAATAAAGAAGTAAATAATAAAAATAATTTAGAAAATGAATTAACAACGATGTTAAAATTTTTAGAAAATTTTCAAGATTATAAAAATGTTGTTATTGTTAGATCGAATCACGATGATTTTTTAGATAGATGGTTAAAAAATGAAGATTGGAAAAAACAACCAACATATAAAAATTCTTTATTGTATATGGATTTAAGCTCTAAATTATTGAAACAATATAGTGGTGATTTAGCAAAGGTAAAGGGTATTATACCTGAATTAATAAATGAAAAATTTCCTAATTATATAACATTAGGTAGAAATTCATCGTATAGGATTAAAGGATATGAATGTGGTTTACATGGTGATATTGCAAGTAATGGATCAAGAGGATCTGTAGAGAATTTTAGAAAATTAAATACAAAAATGATTGTGGGTCATTCACATTCTCCGTCAAGAAAAGATGGGTTTTTATGTGTGGGTACATCGACAAAATTAAGACTCGGTTATAATGTAGGACCATCATCATGGTTACAATCACACGTTATTATTCACCAAGATGGTAAAGCACAACACATAAATTTCATAAATGATGAATTTACAACATTTGATCTTGAATAATTATTAAAATAAATAAAAATAAAATGCCTAGAAAAAGTAAAAAACAATTAGAAGAAGAAGCAAAAATGAAAGCAGCAACAGATGAATCTACAAAAGTAGTGGATGAACCCGTAAAAGAAGAGGGTCAACAAGAAGAACCTGTTGTAGAACAACCAACAGAAGAGGGTGATAATACCGATGATAGACTTTTAATGGATGTATCTGATTATGGTTCGGATATGAGTGAAGCTGAAACATTTGTAAAAACTGCAGTTATGTTCTACCTCGAAAATAAATCAAAAGTATTTGTTGAGGAAGATACCGTAAAAAAAGATTCATTTGGTTATGATGAAATTGTGAAGAAGATTGAAGAATTTAAAAAATCCACAAAGTTTAATCAGTATATTCCAAAGGGTACTGTTGATAAATTTTTAAATTCATTAAAATAATATGAGACAAAAAAAAGATATAAATAAACAATCGTTAATAAAATTATTTGAACCAATTTCAGAATATTTAATTGGAATTGATACAATATTTATAAGTGAGACTGAAACACAATTCGCATATAAATTAGGCGTACCCAAAAATTGGGTAATGAATACAAATTTGATTGATATTGAATTAATGGGTGAAACAGATGATTTAATGTTATTAAAGGCAAGTCCCATAAATAATGAAAAAAATAAAGATGAGTTTTATGGATATCTTGTCAACTTAATTAATAAAAATGTTGTAATCGATAAGAAAAGAATTGAACTTGAGAATAAAATAAACGATCTTAAAAGTAAATTTACTAAAGAACAGGATAATTTAATGAATGAATTAAATAAAGAACTAGAAGCTCAAGAATCAAAACAAAATGTAGATTCAACAGATAATATTAAACCTAATGAAGGAGAAAAGTAAGTTATTTGAAAATATAAAGAATTTAGAAAATGAATTAGAATCGTTTAATAACGATATCGAAGATACTAATATTGAAAATCAATTATCAAAAAAAAAGATAATTGAAGAGATTAAATCTGGTGAATTCGATAATATGTTGAATGAAATTCAAGAACGAAAAAATAATAAGAAAAAAGAATCATTATTAGAAAAATTATTTAAAATATTTTAAAATGAAAATTGAAGTAGATACAAAAAATAGAACAATCAAACTCTTGGAAGATATTCCATTTAGTGAATTGGCTGAATTTATGTCAACAATCAAAAAATCGGAAGAATATACGATTGTTAAATCCTTTGAATATTACCCATATTATTACCCATATTACCCAACAACTGGTATAACATACACTAGTAGTAGTACTGGGGGTTCTTTTTCGGTTAGTAATAACAATGATTAATCAGTAGAAGGGGGGTTTGAAACACTCCCTTTTTTGTTTACACTACTATAATCACGATTAGGGCTGAAATTTTTAAAACCTAATAATGTTAATATAAAGAACATTAATTCACCAACCATAAAATGATCGATTTCTTTATTAACGATCATTATATATATTGCAATTAATATAATAAAAATCAATAATATAAATGATATTAATGCAATAGTCTTGGTTATACTATATTTTTCAGAATCCTTATCTCTAAGAATATCTGTCATAAATTTACTAGTTAATAATCGATACATTGCATTTTTTATATATAAATAGTAAATTTGTAGAATAATAAAAAAAATTATGGGAAGAAAGAAAATATATAATATTGATAGAGAAACATATAATGTTGATAATAATTATTATTATGATAATGAATATGAGAAATCATTAATAATATTAGGTTCAACAAATAGACAAAATAATAATCATATTATAAGAGAATTAAATAAAAACGATAAAAATAAAAAAACACTAAATACATATACAATTACAAGAGAGGGTATAATATATGAACATTATAATCCAATATACTATAGTAATTTCATAGGTGATCATTTAATTGATAAAAGATCTGTTTCTATTTTGTTAGAAAATATGGGTCATTTATATTATGATGATGATACAGATATATATTTTAATGATTTAAATGAAATATACAATCAAAACGATAATATATTTAAAAAAGAATGGAGGGGTTATGAATATTATGAACCATATACAAAAGAGCAATATGGGGCTGTTGTTTATTTATGTCGAATATTATGTTTAGAATTAAACATAAATGACGATAGCATTGGTCATAATGCATATGATGATATTACAAAAACATATAATGGAATTGTTAGCAGATCAAACTTCGATGTAAATTTAACAGATTTAAACCCATCTTTTGATTTTAAGAAATTTTTGAAAGATTTGAAAAAATAGGATAGTATTTATATTAAAATAAATATTATGAATATGCATGATATGCGAAATTTGTTGGGTATTATGAGAAATACAAGGATTCTCATAAATGAAGAAGAAGAGGAATCTGAAGATAATAAAACACTCCAAACAAATTTAAATGATCAAGATAAGGAATCGATACTTGAATCGATTAATTCTATTAAAACATATAGAATTTTTGTTAATAATATCAATATGGATGATAATAAGATAATTATTAATGGTACATACACACATGATAATTATGATTATTCCATATACATGATATTTGATTCAGGAAATAGAGACTCATCAACATTAGATATTCAATTACCAGAACAGAGCAAAAGAGTATTAGATGCTAATAACCAAACAACAATATATGGTTTCTGTGATCAGGTATATAATCTATTTGCTAACGAGCTATTTGATAAATGTAGTTCAATCTTACAAAACTAATAAAATGACAAAAACCGAAATCAAAGATATTGTAAATAGTGAAGTAAAAAAAGTTCTTAAAGATATTTTGAAGGATGAAGTTTTAAAACTTTATAAAAAGAAAGAGAATAAAGATATATTTAAGGATGTTATAAGAGAAGCTATGATTAATTTTTATCGTTTTCTTTGGGCACAAAGAACACAATGGGAAAATAAATTATAATATGAAAACTGAAAAAAATAAACCATCAAAAAAAGATGATCTAATTCTAGATTACTATTACCGTAATAGGTTGAATATAAACGAAAAAGACGGTGATACAAAATTAAAGGATGATGCGTTAAAATCCAAAAGGGATATATGGTCATTAAATAAGATGGAAAATCTTGTTAGAAATGATGAAACATTAACAAATGAATATAATAGAATGGCTGTTGATGGACCATTTAAATTTGGTTACCATTGGAATGAGGTTATTATGAATATTTTGTTTAATGAATATGTTTTGGCTGATAATAAATATATGACAAAATATAAAAATACTATTGAAGTCCCTAAAAAAAGAAGAGGTAATCCAGACGGTAAAATAGACGATAGTGATTTTGTTGATTATGACAAAAGAACTAAACATAAAAAATCATATAAAAAGAAAGAAGATAAAATGAAAGATAATAAAAAAGTTGTAAAAAAGAAACCAAAAAAAGTTGAAACTAAAGAAAAAAATATTGAAGAAACAACAACTACGGGTAGTGCTGGTGGTGCTGCAGGATATGTTGGATATTTAACACCACATGCATTTGCTAAAAATCCAGAAAGTTCAAGATTTTCTAAAAAGGTTCCTTATATGCCTGATGGTAGTGTGATTGTCGAATCTGAAAATTATCTAACAAATTCTAGTTTGTTTGAGAGTATTGTAATGGAACTGGAAGAAGAAAAAAGACATTCTGCAATGATATTAAAAGATAGATTATCAAAAGAGAATGAAAAGAATTTTTACAATGATTTAAAAGTTAATAAAGAAATATCTGATGCAGTTAAAGATGCGGTAAAAAAAGATAAGGAAGATAAAATCAAATCATCTCAAGATATCGAGAAGGAACAAATGAAAGATGAGTTTAAGCCCGTTAAATTTGATCAAAAAGAAGATTTTGATTCCGAATATGATGATATACCAAAGGGTATGGAAGATTTGGATTATGATATCGAACCATCCGAAAAATATAAGGAAAGAGTTAAAAATGAAATGGGTGAGGATATTTATGATAAGGGTCGTGAAAGAATTGAGAAAAGAAAGAATCAATCATTATATAATAAAGATACACAACCGACAGAAACCGAATCTAAATATAAAGAGAAATTTGATGAATCATATATGGTATCGGGTAAATATATTAATAAATTAAATAAGAGTACATTTGTTAATTTTAGATTAAATGAGAGTACTCAAGTTGAGGATATTACAAATAATTTAGTAATAATCAGAATGGATGGTATTGGTAATACATATACCAATAAAGTAGAATTAAATGAATCAGTTACCGATATTATGGATAACTATGAATTCTATTATGATTTGGATACTGGTAATATTTATCATTGTATTAAAAATAGTAACCTTAATGAAGGATTGGATTTATCGAAATTCAAACATTTATCTGGTTATGATAGTAAAAAATATTTATCAAAAGGAAAAAATATTAAATATAAATTTTAATATTTAAAATAATATAATTATATTTGTAATATTAAATAACAAAACAATGTCAGATTTAAATCAAAAGAATTATAATAAACTTTTTGTAAATATTACTGAAAATCTTAAAAGTCACGAAATTGTGAAGGAATATAAAAACAACAATATTAATAAAATAAGATTAGAAACCTATAGAGATTTTATTATTAGTCTATGTAATAATATTGGTGATACGTTTTTGGGTCATGAATATATCAAAACCAGAAAGAATAAAAGAGATCATTTTAAATGGGCATTTAATAAAGTTTGTGATGACTTTATTGAGGAAGGTTTAAATTTTAAAGATAATTATGAACTGTTTGATTATTTCTTTGAATATTTTCTCGCAACCTTTTATGATAATGATATTGATGATATTGACTTCTTGATTGATTATTGGGAAGAAACATTAGAATATTCATTAGACAAAACAAGATCGGATATCGAAGGAATGATTGAAGTATATAAGATTTTTGATATTTCAATCAATAATAAATTAAATTTAGAAACAATCTAAAAGTAATGGGATTATTTAACGGAATTTTATTTTTTTTATTCTTTTTATCCATAACATTTATCATATATATGTTGGGTAGATTTACTTATTTATTAATTGGGTTAAAGAATGATTTTATAAAAAATAAGGATTTCATAGATATTAAGAATCAATTATTCAATAGAGATAATTTGATGATTTTGTGGTTTTCTGTTTCATATTTTTTGTTTTTCTTATTTTTATGATATAAATTTGTGCCAAGTAAAAAAAATTGGCATGTTATCAAAGAAAGAACTAAAAAGTCTATTATTTATAGACATTGAAACTATTACAGAATTTGAATTCTTTAGCGAATTTGAGGAATCTAGACCAGAACTAAGTAAACTTTTTATCGATAAAATGATAAAAAAGAATAATTTAGATTCTAATTACACACCAGATGATCTTCAAATTTGCTATAGAAATAATGCATCATTATACCCAGAATTTTCAAAAATCATTACAATATCATATGGTATGGTTAAAATTGATGATGATTCAAAAGGATATAATAAGATTATTAAAAACATAACAGATACGAATGAGGTTAATATTTTAGCAAGATTTGCAAATGTTTTAAATAAAATATATGAATCAAATTCCAACCTTAAACTGTGTGGACATAATATAGAAGGTTTTGATATTCCTTTTTTAATTAAAAGATATATCATCAATTTATTGGAGTTACCGAAAATTTTACATATTTTTAATTTAAAACCTTGGGAGAGTCCAATTGTTGATACTATGAAAATTTGGAGATTTGGATCGTTTGAACCAACATCTTTGGATATTCTGTGTAATGTATTGAACATTGAATCACCAAAATCTGTTGAGGTTAATAATAAAATTATATCAAATATTTATTATAATGATAACGAAAATGGGTTAGATATAATTTCGGAATATTGTACTAAAGATGTTGATGTACTTATCGATATTTTACATCGTTTTCTAATCTCACATGGCACTCATTATTAAATAAATAATTATGGCATATGGCTTTTTAAAAGATTTACTTAATACTGCATTTGGTGGTATTAAAAATAAAAACAATAGTGAACAGATACAAGTAAACTGTCCACATTGTGCTAAATTATATAATAATTATGAACCAGATGAGAAATATAATTTAGAGATAAATCTTAAAAAAAGAGTATATAAGTGCTGGAAATGTGAGATATCTGGTCCGATACCAAAACTATTAAAGTATTATTCAACAAAGTCAATATATAATACATATATTGATAATTACGATGGAATTGATTATAGGATTTTAAATCCAGAGAATGCTGAGGATGATGAGATACATAAAGAAATAATATTACCCAAAGAATTTATTAAATTTAGTGAAATTGATAAAGATTTACCATCACATAATGAAGCATATAATTATATAACATATATAAGAGGTTTTGATATTAATCTTATAAATAAATTAAATATTGGTTTTTGTGTTGATGGTTTTTATAAAAATAGGATAATAATACCATCATATGATAATAATAAAAAATTAAATTATTTCATCGCTAGAACTTATATTAATGACAAAATAACATATAGAAAACCTAAGACCACTCAAAATATCATATTTAATGAATATAACATTGATTGGTCGTCAACGGTATATGTTGTTGAGGGTGTTTTTGATTACATGTCAATACCATTTAATACATTATGTTTATTGGGAAAAGAATTCATTCCATATGTTTTTGAAAAAATTATAATGTATAAACCACAGTTGGTTTTTATATTAGATTCTGATGCAATAAAACAAACGATAAAATATATTAATATTTTTGAAAATTTATCATTAAAAAACATTAAATTTGTGGAATTACCACCAAAGACAGATATCGATGAACTAAGAAAAAAAATTGGTTCAGATAAATTACCTGAATACATATTAAATAATATAAAATATTTAACAGATAACGAGATTATAAAATATCAAAGCTTATGAATATAAACAATAAAATAATAACAATATTAGTAGTATTCTCAGTAATAACAACGATTTTATTTATAATTGAAAATACAAAATCAAATAATTTAAAGAAAGACAATGAAATTCTATCCTTAGAATTGAATAAAATCGATAATAAATTACAAACATTTGTAGATGAAAATGGTTTTTATAGAGCAAAAGCCGAATCAGCAGAGAGTGATTTAAAAACATTAAAAGTTGTATATGAAAATGAATTAGATAGGCTAACACAAGAATTTTCAAATATTAATAAAAATTATAAAAACTTAAATGGATTATATAGAACATCTTTAACAACGATTGGTGAATTAAGATTGAAATTAGATTCTGTTAATTCAACTAATGATACAACATATAACAATGACGGAACAATTAACAATGTAAGGATTAGTAGAAATTTTGGTTATAATGATGATTGGATTGATGTTAATGGTAAATATGTTTTTAATACTGTAGATTCAAATAATGATGATATTTATTTTAATTATAATGTAAAAGATTCACTAACATTAGTCTCATATTATAAAAGAGATAATTTATTCGGTAAACGATATCTATATGTTGAGGGTATTTCACATAATCCTAATACAAAAATTGTTAATCTGAGTGAAATAAAAATATCTAATCATAAAGAACCAAAAATCTCAATAGGTTTTCAAGGTGGTTATGGTTTAACAGAAAATGGATTTGGTTGGTATGTTGGTGTAGGGATTAGTAATAAAATTTCAATTTGGTAAAAATAATAAAATATGATTAATAAAATTGCACATACGGCAGATTGGCATATTAGAATGTCAACAAATAGACATGAAGAATATAAACATGTTTTTGATAATTTTATAAATGATTTGAAAATTACTAAGCCAGATTTAATTGTGGTATCTGGTGATTTATTTCATGATAAATTAAATACATCAAATGAAATGTATGTATTGGCAAAAGATATTATGTATAAAATTACACAAATCGCACCAATTGTATTGATCAGGGGTAATCATGATTTAAATATTAAAAATAGAAAAAGATTGGATTCTGTTGAGACTCTTGTTAAAATATGTGATGATACTGTAAATAATATTACATATTACAACAAATCTGGTTTTTATTTTTATGATGAAAATATTATTTTTGTTGTACATGATCATATTGATGGTATTAATCCTTGGAATGAAATTAACAAAAAGAAAAGATCGTCTGGGTTTTATTCTAAAGAGATTGATGAACAATTTAATAATGGTGAGAATTTCGAATCATTAGAGAAAAAAGGACATACCTTTATTAACCTTTTTCATGACCCTATTAGCGGTTCTGTAACGGATACTGGCGAAGTATTGGATTCGCCAAGATATCGCAAATTAGGGGACTTTAAAGGTCATATATTAATGCTTGGGGATATACATAAATATCAAGAATTTTAAAATAATAATAATATGGAACAAGTTGAATTTATTAAACAAATTGAAGAAAAAAGAAAACAGATTGATGATTTAAAAAAAGATATTAAAAATTTAGAAAATGAATACGGTAAAATTAATAGTAAATTTAAAAAGGATGACATTGTAACTTCACATCTTTTTAAAAATGATAATATAACAATAAAATGTACTGGTGAATATCAATACACGTATTACGATAATTCAATTGTTGTTGTATTACTTGTAATACAATCAGATAATACAAAATATCCAGTCGGACAAAATTTTGCAATTTCTGAAAAATATTTAACTAAATCTAAATAAATATGCCAAGATTAAAAAAGAAAATAGAATCAAATATTAAAGCAATATACCCATCATCATTAATTGCACAAAATTTTGCCGAGGGTGATGATTCTTTTCATGGTTATGTTTTATGGGATGTTAGTGATAATAAAAATATTACACACGAAAAAAGAGAAATTAAATCCGAATATAGTTATAGAACTGTAAAAGTAAATAGATTTACAGATTTTTCGTACTTGGATTTTGAAATCGAAAACCCAACAAAATATATGAATATTAGAGTCATTTGGAATGTATTTCCATCTGATTATAATACTGAAAATATTTCATTGGTAAATAAATATATTAAAAATACATATGGTAACACACATGTTATTACACACCCAAAAGATTTTATTGTAACAGAAGAAATCGAAATTGAAAATAAGAGTGATTTAAAACTTGAAAACATTGTTTCAAAAGATGTTCAGCAAAAGATTTTTAAAAATTATTTAGAGGAATTAGGTTGGGGAAATGATTTTATCCAAGATATATTTAAATTGGATGATGAAATTTCAAAAAGAGTTGTTAGTGGTGATGTCGAAAACATTATATGGAAACCAATAAAAATTCAGGGAAGAAATTTTAGATCATATGAAAATATTGATTTGGATTTTAGAAATTATATTGGTACTACTCAAATAGGTGGAAAAAATAGGGGTGGTAAATCATCTATCATTCAACTATTAATGTATGTTTTGTATGGTAAAACTATTGAGACTGAAAAAACTCAAAAAAATGGTGATAACCGATTTATTAACAATAAACTAGATGCTGATTTTTGTAATGGATATGCTGTTATTGAAGCAAATGGTGAATATTATGGTGTTTTTAGACAAACAAATAGAAAATGGAATAGAGGTAAAACAGAAATTACTGGATCACCTAGTATTGTAAAATATTATAAATTATCATCACCAGATGAAATATATTCTGAAAATAATGAAATATCTGAAGATAATCAAAATCTATCCGAAGAAGATAGAATAAAAACACAAAAGGTAATCAATAAAATTATTGGTGATTATGATAATTTTAACAGACTTGTTTTAACAACTGCAGACACCCTAAATAGAATTTTATCTGTAAATAAAGCTGATTTTATTGATAATCTATTGTATGATTTAGGTTTGGATATTTTCGATAAAAAACTAGATGAATTCAAACAATATAAAAATGAGTATCAAAAAAATACAGAAAAACTTGTAATCAATATCGAATCAACAGAAGAAAAAATATTAAAATATAAGGAAGAAATTGCAGATATTGAAAATGAAATTGGTGAAATAAAAGATGTAAAAATTAAGGAACTTGAAGAATCAATATCTAAAGGAGTAGATTTTAAAAATGATTTAATTAAAAAACTTCATAAAATAAACAAAGATATTGAGACCCTAAACCCCGATGTTATTAATCAAAATATTAATAGATTTAATGATGATTTAACAAATAAAAAAACAAAATTAAATACAAATCTTAATAAGATTAAAACACTAAGAGATACTTATGATAAAGAAAGATTAGAAAAATTAACCAATGAAAAAGATGATTTTAAAACATTGGTATATAAAAATAAAGATTTGATTAATGGTAAGAAAGATCAAATAAGAGAGGTACAAGATGCTAAAAGTAAATTACAAACAAAAATATTTTTAATTGAAAAAGAAATTAAATCGTTAAAGAGTGAAAATGATAATCTTGAACATAGCAAAACTTGTCCAACATGTAATCAAACATTAAGACCAGAAGATATTGATGTTATTAAAGTTAAAATAAATAATAATAATACTCTGATTAATGAAAAACAGTTAAATATTGATCACATTAATAATAGATTGCCCGATGCAGATCGAAAAATTGATGAAATTAATAAAGAAATTAAAAAGATAAATGATGAAATCGACCAACTAAATTTAGATATGGAAAAAACACTGGAAGATATTGGTGTTTTAACCAATCATAAAAATGAGGTTGATGAACGTGATAAATTGATTCTAATCAATAATACGATTAAAACAGAAATCGAAAATACAGAATTAAAAATTGATAATGAAAACGCTAAATTAAACGAATATAATAATTCACTTAAACAAATTGAAGAGAACAAAAAGATTAATAATAAAATTAAATTATCAGAAGAAAGATTAGCTGTTCTTAACGAAGAAAGGGATAATCAAATATTAAATATTAGTAACCATAATAATAATATTAAGAATTTAGAAAATTCTATCAAAGAATCTAAAGAGAGTATTGATAAATTTAAAAAACAAGAATATACAGATAAAATATTTAAAACTTATCAATCTTTAATACATAGAGATGGAATACCATCAAAATTACTTAAAGAACACTCAATACCAGTTATTAATAAAACACTTGGAAAACTATTGGAAAATGTTACATTTACAGTTTGGCTGGACCCAGATGATATTACACTGAAAATGGCTGATATTAGTAAAACAGATTCAGTTATTGATTGTATTTCAGGTTCTGGAATGGAAAGAACATTTGCAGCAATCGCATTTAAGTTTTGTTTAAATGAACTCAATATTAAATCAAGACCATCTATCATTATATTGGATGAAGTAACGGGTAAATTGGTTGACGAATCTGTTGAATTATTCTTAGATTTACTAAATGTAATTAAGAAAAAAATACAGAATATTCTAATAATCGAACATACACATGATGTACAACCAGATTATTATATTGAGGTTCAAAAAAATGAAAAAGGAATATCTAAACTAATTAAATAAAATTTATAAAAAATAAGAGCTAATTCATGGAAAATATATTATTGAATTTGGGTGTTAAAAGGGATGATGCATAACGATGTAGCTATGCCATCGGCTGAGGAACGAAGCTGGGGTATAGCGTGTGTTGGCTAAATGAATGCCAACGGACGAGTATATGATTTCGGTGGCGATTGATTGCAGGACTTTTCGCATACTGACAAACTTTCAAGACTGCACAGTGGTTTAAATTAAGCAGTATAACCCCACTGAATTATATACATTGTTATGCTGCGTTAATTGTATGAGTAATTTAAGACTGAATATTAGAATACTAATGTGGCATATACAGATAAGCTACAATTGGAAAATAAGTGTAACCTATAATGACTACCATAAAGGATTAAATTATGGTTGGTTTGCTGTTTATGAATATAAAAGACTATTTGAAAGAAGTAGAAATTTTGATAGGGATAATGCAGCATAACGGTACTCAGCTATGAATAGTGCGATTTAAAAACAAAAAATATAAAATTATGGCAAAATCAAATAAAGAATTACAGGATGAAATAGATAATAGCAGAGCATTATTTATAGCTGATGTTATGCGCTGTTTGAAATCTGACCCTGATGCAAATGATGGAACTAAAAATTATAAAGAATTACCCCAATATTTGAGTGAATTAATAGATAAGGATGGGAGTTTAATGGGTGGGTTAATTATCGCAATTGAACACTATCTGGAAAAATAGCGCATAACGTAGGTGGCTAAACGCTGATTTTTAACCGATTTAAAAGACGAAAACAATGAAAGATATTAAATGTGTAAATGGATGTAAGTACTTTAATGGTGGTGAAATTAAACACCACGAAGATTGCCCACACTATCCTGAATCAATGAGTAAAATGTATGATGACCTCAAAAGCGAGGTTAAAAATTTGCGTTTAGCTAATGTTAGGCTTTCGTTGCTTAATAAGGTTCAGGAAATAGCATTTGGCGATGGTTCTGCTCAGGAGCGTATGGTAGATATAAAGGCATTATTCAGCAATGAAGTCTAACGGTTTGTATATGGCACGTAGCCATTCACTAACCTAAGTAGAAGAGAAACAAATTTAATAACCGCACATAGTTTCAAAAATAGCCTAACAGCTATGTGCTATATACTTTGTTAGGCTTAGTTGATTATGGAACTTACAACAGAACAAATATTAGAGATGAACGAAAAGCGTTTTATTTCTCATAGCACTGGAATGAAATGTGCAAAGTGTGGTAGTGATTTTAAAGTAAACAATAGGCACTTACTACCATTTGAATTTGAGAAACTTAATGACACAATTGGTAAGGTTTGGATACCTTGTCCAAGATGCGATGAAAAGTATGATTTAGGGATATGTAGGCACAATTAAGCCTAACTATTATATAGATATAATAGTTCACAACTAACTGAAAATAAAACACTTAAATCATGAAAAAGATTGATTATTACGAAATTTAAAAACAAAAATTGAAGTAATATGGTTATTTAAAATATTACATTAACTTTTTTCTATATTAACTATTTATATATACTAATCAAAGTATTATGTCTCTAGTTAATATACAAAAAAAAGTAGGTGCAACACCTGATGATATTTTTGGTCCGAATACTGCAAATCATATTTTAAATTATTATAATTTAAATAAAATACATGGGGCGATATTTTTAGGTCAATGTTCACATGAAACAGGTAATTGGAAACATTTTGAAGAAAATTTAAATTATTCAGCAGAGAGACTTGCAAAAGTATGGCCTCATAGATATTCAGAAAATAAAGAACCAAATGAATTAGCAAAAAGATTACAAAGAAACCCAGAAATGATTGCAAATAATGTATATGCAAATAGAATGGGAAATGGTTCTGAAGAGTCTGGTGATGGATGGAGGTATAGAGGTAGAGGTGCAATACAATTAACTGGAAAATTTAATTATAGTGAATTTTCTAGATATACAAAAGATCCTGAAATTATTGAAAATCCAGATAAAATAATAACAGAATATATCATCGATTCTGCAATTTGGTTTTTTAATAAAAATAGATTGTGGAGTTTATGTACCGATATTAGTAATGAAACAATAAAAAGGGTAACAAAAAAAATCAATGGTGGTTTTAATGGTCTTGATGATAGGATTGAAAAAATAAACAAATATTATAATTGGATTAAATAATGAGTGGATATATAAAAAATAATTTAATTGTTGATTTTGATATTAATGATATTGATGAAAATACATTTAGTGTCAAATCAAAACATAAATGGAGTGGCACGAAATTTAATTCAATTGAAATAAATGATTATGGATTAAATCAATATGATGTTGGATTATCAACTGATTTAAAAAATAGTAAAACATTAAATAGTGAATATTTTACATTAGATAGAATCGGTGAACCAAATCAAAATGGTACGATTAGTTATAGTAATTATCCATTAACGATAGTAGATTCACCAACAATCGGTAAATATCTTAAATCAACTGGTGGATATCTTATAAACCCATTTAAATTACATGAATATGGTATTGAATATATTCCAAGAAAATTTAATAATGGTTTTACATTTGAATTAACATTATATGTTGATGATACAACATTTACTGGAACCACAAGTAATTCAAATTTCTTCCTATCTTTAGGAACAAGAGCAGAAGATAAATTTTCAAATACCTATTCGGGAAATACATCATATATAACATCAGAGGGTGCAACACTTGATAATAGTTATAAAGTATATGATATATTAAACTTAAAAGAAAATACACAATATCTTGAAAATATAACAACATTTTTTGAAACGGAAAATCTTTATATTAAAAACGTTGACCAGAAAGATTTTATTTTTGAAGATATTAATGATGACACTTTTAAATTAGTATATAATAATACGTTACTTATTTTAGATACCGACTATACAGTTGATCTAAGAACAAAAACAATTACATTATTAAATATTGATATAAAAACAACTGATACTCTTACAATCAATTATTATAAACAAATTGACGATACTAATTTAGTTAATATTAACTTATCTGAAATAGATAATAGTGCAGGAAACCAAGAATACGGTATTGAAAATAATATAATCGGTTTTAGATTTGATAAATTTGGAAAAATTGGATATAAAAAAGTAGACCAAAATGGTAATATTGAAGAGTATTATTCTGATAATCAAGCAGTCTATGAAAATTGGAATCATATTGTTATTACATTTCAACCAAATCAAACATATTCAGAAAATAACACAGAAATTGATGATGAGTGTCCTTTAACAAACCCAAGAGAAGGTACACTGAAAATATTTGTTAATGGACTTTTATATATGAAAAAAGATGATTTTATAGAACCACAGTTTAATCCATACCCAATTGATAGATCAAAACAAGTGGGTGTACCCTATAACATTTCATGGGGCGGTGGATTCCCTGGTTTAAAACATTCATATAACTTTAATGGAACTGATGATCAAGTACCATTTGAATTAAATCCTAATAATGAAAATTTAATTATTCAAAATAATTTTGATGGTTATTTTAAAGGGGGTATTCAAAAATTAAGAATATACGATAATAATTTTACATTTTCAAATGTAAAATATAATTATGATTTTGAGAGTGATTATTATAATATCGAATATAATAAAGGTGGAAGATTAATACATATTAATAATTATATTGTTTAATATTATATAATAAGTATTTATATAAAAAATAAAAATGAAACTATTACCAAACCAAGATACATTCGAAAAAACACAATTATCAGTAATAGAAGATGTACCAAATATTATCGATGAAAGTACAGAAGGTACTACATATATTGGATATGCAAAAAGAGGTACCGCACTTGACCAACCAAATTGGAGAATTAAAAAAATTGTAACCGTAGATGGTATAACCACAGTTGGTTATGTTGATGGAAAATTAAATTTTAATTATATTTGGAACAATAGAGCAAGCTACACATATCTTTAAACTATGGTTGTACTTTTTGATAAAATATCCTCAAAATTATTATATTTAATTAATATAAATGGCACTCTCAGAGATCTTAACGGAATGCCATACACAATTGTTGGTGAAGGGAAAATAAAAGACCTTAATGGAAGAATATATTTGGTTGATAATAATAAATTGGTTAATACCGATATATATGGTGTTGAATGGGATCTGAATGATGCCACAACATTATTAACAAGAGTTGGTAAAATGTCTCTCCATAATGCAAATACTGGACTCCCAATTCAAAATAAAATGAAAAGATGTCTATTATTGGATAACGGAAATGTCAATTATTATCTAAATCCTAATAATAGTCTGCAAAAAGAAGATGGGTCTGCATCAGTATTGGACGGTACAGACGGACAGGTAATGGTTGAAATACCCGAACATTATAGAAAATTCGAATTTGAGGGTACTAAAAGAAGAGTACTAATATCTGAAAGATCGTTTGACGGGGCACACTTGGTTCCTTTACAATATGTCTCAGCTTTTGAAGCAACAGTTTATAGACCTGAAAATAAACTTTCTTCGGTCATAAATACAACAGCTGATTATAGGGGTGGAAATAACAACGCCTCTTGGGATGGACAAGATAATAGTCTGTTAGGTAAACCAGCTTCTTTAATATCCAGAATAGACTTTACTGATTATGCCACAAATAGAGGTCCTAAATGGTTTCAATTATTATATCAAACATATAAAGATATCATATGGTTATATATGATTGAATATGCACAGAGGAATTCACAAACAGCTTTTGATTCAAATCTAACAATTGAAGGATATAGACAAGGTGGTTTAGGTGCTGGGGTGACAAATATTAATTCTACTGATTGGAATAATTTTAATAGTTTTTACCCTTTTATTAACTGCGGACAGGGGACTATGGATAATTATACATCCTCTACACCATTTACACATCCTGTGTTGGGTGGAACACAAATACCACAATATAGAGGAATTGAAAATCCGTTTGGACACATATGGTCGTGGGTTGAGGGTATAAACTTAAGAGCTTTACCAACTGACATTGAAGTATACACCGCAAACGGATATAGTTTCTCAAATAATGATTATGTAGGTTATAGTTTACAAGGGAGTACACCTACAACAAACTCATATATAAAAACACTCTTAAATGGTTCATCGAGTGGGCATATAGAGATTGTACCATCAGAAATCGGAGCATCTTCAACAACATACTGGTCAGATTTTTATAACCAATCGACACCCTCAAGCGGAGAAAGTCTGAGGGCCTTGCGCGTTGGTGGTTCTGCGCTTACTGGCGTTGCTGCGGGTTTGCTGGGCTCGGCTTCGTCTCTCGCCCCCTCGTCTTCGCTCTCCGCGTCTGTCGGTGCCCGTCTTTGCTTCATCCCGAGTGCGTAGCACGAGCGAAAACGGAAGGAAAATTTTTTTTCATAAAATTATTGTTTTTTAAAATAAAACCTATTACATTTGTAATGTTAATTAAAGGATATGTTATGGGGCCTTGAACGTTGGTGGTAATGCGAATAATGGCGTTAATGCGGGTTTGCTGAACTCGAATTCGAATAACGCCCCCTCGAATACGAACACGAATGTCGGTGCCCGTCTTTGCAAGTAAAATAATTAAAATTTATAACATATTCCTTACCTCTTGGTAAAAAAACACGAATATTAAAATATCTTATTGGTAGGTTAAATTTCGAAGATAAGATTTTATGAAGCAAAAATGAAAAGATATGGTAATTTATATGAAAAGGTTTGGCATATAAAAAATTTAATTGAAGCAGATAAGAAAGCTAGGAGTGGTAAAAAAAATAAATCAATAAGAGAATTTGATAAAAGTAGAGGTTGTAATTTAATTACATTACAAAATATTTTAATAAACAATGAATATAATACATCAGTTTATAAAACATTTAAAATATTTGAGCCAAAAGAAAGAATAATTTCAAAATTACCATATTATCCAGACAGAATAATTCATCACGCAATTATAAATATTTTGGATAATATTTGGATTAAGCAATTTAATTCAGATGTTTATGGAAATATAAAAGGAAGGGGAATTCATAAAGCATTATATAAAATTAAGGATGATTTAAAAGATATTGATGGTACAAAATATTGTTTAAAATTTGATATAAAAAAATATTATCCATCTGTTAATAATTCGATTTTAAAAAATATTATACGACATAAGATAAAAGACAATAAATTATTAAGATTATTAGATAATATAATTGATAGTTCACAAGGAATTCCGATAGGAAATTATTTATCACAATATTTTGCTAATTTATATTTATCTAAGTTTGATAATTATATTAAACATAATTTAAAAATCAAATATTATTATAGATATGTTGATGATATAATAATATTAAATAATAATAAAGTTGAGCTACATAAAATATTTAAATTAATTAAAGAATATATTGATGTTAATTTAAAATTAATAATAAAAAATAATCATCAGATTTTTCCAATAAATAAAAGAAACATTGATTTTGTTGGATATGTTATAAATAGAGATTATATTAGAATAAGAAAAAAAATAAAAAAATCCTTCATAAAATCATCAACATCAAACAATAGATCATCAATATATTCATATTTAGGTTGGTTAAAACATGCAGATTCAAAAAACTTAATTAAAAAATATTTAGATATGAAAAAATTTTCAGAATTTAAAATAGATAATAAATTAAAATTCAATGGAGATAAAATATCTATAAATGATATTTTGAATAAAAAAATATCAATACATCGATATTCAATATCAGAAAGTAAATATAATGGAAACTATCTAACAATACAAATAGAAATCGATAATAAAGATATGGTAATTTTCACTGGTTCAAATAATTTAATTCAAGTGATCAAACAAGTTAAAAATGAAAATTTTCCATTTGAAACAATAATAAAGAAAAAATATAAACAATATATATTTACATAAACTGTGAATATATAAAAGTTAAGTATTTATATATAACATGAATATATTGCAAAAATCAAATCGTGTACACAATCCACCTCCAATAATTGAAAGATTATCACAATTACACAGTTATTATAATTTTAATATAATTAAAACAAATCGTGAGGATGATAATGGTATAAAATATGATCATTATGAATATAATCAAATTTGGTTAGATAACCCAGTCACAAGAGAGAAAATAAAAAATACAATGATAAAAGTTGGATTAGGTGATCAAACATATATTGATATGGTTGACAGTGATTGCAATAAGCTCGGAATTGATTAAAATAATATAATTTAGATAGTTGAAACCACATATTTTTATGTGGTTTTTTTGTTTTTAAGGATATTTTTGGATAGTTTTGTAGGACTATTAACAATAATATAAAATTCACAGATGTTTAAAAAATCACTAGAGCAAGAAAATATTTTTGAAGAGATTAAAAATGGTACGGGTAATGTGTTAGTAAATGCTAAAGCTGGTACAGGTAAATGTTTGGGGTATGATACTGATGTTATTTTATTTAGTGGGGATAGGGTAAAAGTACAGGATATAAAGGTTGGTGATAAATTGATGGGTGATAATGGGGAACCTAGAAATGTATTATCGGTAAGTAGGGGTCGGGGTAAACTGTATAAGGTGATTATACCCTTAACTAATGAATATTTTATTTGTAATGAAGATCATATTTTAACATGTACAAATCACACCTCTAAAATCAGACCATTAGATATATCATTAACAGATATTTTTTCACAATATAGAAAGAGTAATATAAATAATCACGATACTTATAAGGGGTTATATTTATACAGGTATATTCCAGATTTTAATATTATTAAAGATACTAAATATTATAGGATTGGGTATTATTTTTTTGATGAGCAAAAAAAATATAATACCACAATAAAAAATGCTTTAAAGAATAGATTATTAATTTTATCTGCAATTGTTGACAGGTATTGTATTCCACAAAAGCATACGATATTATTAAGACATAACTTTAGAAATCATAAAAATTTTGAGTTATTTAAATCATTGGTAAGAAGTTGTGGTTTTGAATATGACAAGAAATTAAATTTAATTGATGGGGATTTCAGTAAATTATCATTAAAAAACGAAGAATTTTTACAATATTTAGATAAATCATTAAAATCCAATATTTTAATTAAGAAATTTCGTATTGAAGAATATTCAGATGATGGTGATTATTATGGATTTACACTAGATGGTAATGGTAGATTTTTGGTTAATGATTTTATTGTAACCCATAATACAACGACTATTGTAAATAGTCTGGAATATATTCCGAGTGATAAGAGTATTATGATGCTTGCATTCAATAAGCACATTGCAAAGGAATTATCAACAAGGGTTCCAAATCGAGAAGGATTAAGAATATCTACAACACATGCATTGGGATGGGGTGCTATCAAAAGAAAACATAAGGATGCGATATTGGATGATGATAAAGCATATAAGGTTATACGCAGAAAATTGGCAAGATGGAATACAGATTGGGTTGATAATATTGATAGATATGTTAATGACATAAAAAAAATGGTTGATTTATGTAGGGTAACATTAACAACCAGAAGGGAATATGTATTAAGATTGGCAGAAAATCATAGTATTACAATTACTGATGAAGATGCGAGAAGGATTTTATCGGTGATGGAAGAAATGTATAATGATAGAAAAACATTTGATTTTGTCGATATGGTATATATTCCAGCCATTGATAATAAAATTTGGTTATTTCCTAATGATTATGTATTTGTGGATGAGTGTGTTAGTGGTGAGCATAATTTATTACTTAAAAATGATAAATATATTACTATAAAAGAATTATATGAAAAACATGTTGACGAAAATGGTAATATAAAAGATAAGGATGAATTACCTGATGTTTTAAGTCTTGATGTTGAAAAAAACCATACAACATATAAGAAAATTTTAAATATTGTTAAAAAAGGAAAGAGAAAACTTAAACAAACTAAATTAAATTATATCCATAGTTGTTATACGACTGAATCACATTTATTTTACACAACAGAGGGTTGGAGAGAACAAAAGGATCTGAAGAAGGGTGATTTGGTTATTGCGAATGAATATAACCCATTAATGACATCAATATTGCCAACAGATCAACAATTAGATTTTATATATGGGTTTATGTTAACATTTGGTTTATTAAATGAAAAAAATAATAGTTATAAATTTAGGATGTATGTGAGACACAATGAGAATAGAAAAGCTACTTTTATTAATAGTATTATTCCATTATATAAAAGATATAGCAATGATAAATTAAAACTAAATGAATATGTAACATATAAGTTTTATATCAATTCTGAAATTTTCAATAAGGAAGATATTATTAAAAATTTAACATTTAAACAATTGGCAATAACATATATTGGTGGTTGTAAATATTTTGATGATATTGAAAGGTATGGTTTTTATTTGTCGGTTAATACATTTGATGAGATTGTATATGCAAAAGAGTTGTTTGAACAAAGGTTTAATATGATATTTGATATTAAACATCATAGAAAGGGATCATATTTGGTTCCTAAAAATCAGGATTGGTTTTTTGAAAATATTTCAGAATATTTACCATTATTTATGAAAAAATATGTACCAGAAAAATTCCATAGTATAATGGGAAAAGAACATTATAGAAAGAATTTAAAACATACATATTGTACAATGGTAACGAATTTGTATGATGTTAAGGGTGAACATGATGTATATGATCTTGAAGTAAAAAACACAAATACGTTTTTCTTATCACATTATAATAAAACATCGACAATAGAAAAAAGAAAAAAATATCGTTTAGGTTATTTAGTTCATAATTGTCAGGATTATAACAGAGCACAACAATTTATTTTAAATAAGGTTGTTAAGAAGGATACTGGCAGATTGATATCTTTTGGGGATGAAAGTCAGGCAATCTATGGTTTTAATGGGTCTGGAACTGATTCATTTAATTGGTTTAGAAATAAAGATAATACGACTGAATTACCTTTAACAACATCATATAGGTGTGCAAAAAGAATTATTGAATATGCACAAAATATTGTACCAAATATTAGATATAAACACGATGCCGAAGATGGTGAGGTTATTAATGGTTCAGTACTTGAGTTAGCAAAAGCAGGTGATTTTGTATTGGCAAGAAAAAATAAACCATTGGTTGTTTTATTGTTTGATTTATTAAGGCAAAATAAGATGGCAACAATTAGAGGTAATGATATTGGTTTAAAATTGGCAAATACAATTAAAGAATATAAAACAATACCAGAATTAAATGAGGGCTTGGTTAGAAAATTAAATGAAATGAGAGATTATTTGTTAAATACAGTAGGAGTTGTTGATTTTAATCAAGATCCAAGATATATTAATTTGGAAGATAATATAGAAATTATCAGATATTTAATGAATAATTCAAGTTCAATTGAAAGAATATTAGAAAAACTAAAATATATATTCACCGATAAACCAGAGGGTATTATATTATCAACAGTACATAAATCAAAAGGATTGGAAGCTGATAGGGTTTTTATTATAAGACCAGATGAAATTAGATTAAAAACACCAATACCTGAAATGGCAATTCAAGAAAAACATTTAGAATATATTGCTATTACAAGAGCAAAAAAATCACTAGTTTTGGATACTGAATGGACTGACGAAAGAGATTAAAAATAAAAATTAACATTAAATAAATTAAATATGTTTGACGAAGTAATTATAGATTTTTCATATATTGATAAATATTTTGACATGATTATGTCAAAAATTAAAACAACAGGTACTATTACCATGTTTAATGGTATCGAAAATTTAGTTTTTTTTCTAGAAAAAAAAGAGGATAAAATTCAAATATATTATTATGATGTTGTGGAAAATGAAAACATATACATTGAATATAATGATTTAGTTGGTGAGTTTATGGAATTGTTTAAAAATTCTATGGGTACAATTAACATAATGTATAGGGTATATGTTGGTCAATATAATAAAAATACAGATGGTGAATTTAGAGAACTATGGGGTGATATATTATTTATCGATCAAGATGATTTTTCATTAAAAAGCCATAATATATCATCAGATAAATTATCTAATGCAATGATTAATATTAACTTGACCGAAGAAGAAATAAAATACTTTGGCAAACCAGAGGAATATGTCTTTATGGATGATAATGGTGATATTATAATGGGGCTTGATTTAATTTAGAAATAGTATTTATGTTTATAAAACTAAACATAAATGGCAACCATTATATCAAAAAGGGATAAGGAAGAATTATACACAAAGGTAAAACACCAATTAGGTTATCCGATAAATGTTTTCGAACTTAAAGATGAAATGCTTGATAGCTATTTAAAAATAGCATTAGAAGATTATTCATCATACATTAATAATTGGTTGATAGAACAACAATGGTCAACTTTACAGGGTGTTGGTACTACACCAGAAGAAATCACATTTGCATTAACAACAAAATCAAATGATTTTGAAAGATCATTTACATATGCATATTCAAAACAAGTTGGATTGGGTGCAGGTGTAAAAGGCGAGGGATGGGAACTAAAAAAAGATTATGTAACAATTGTTAAAGATCAACAAGTATATACAATTCCAAAAGATAGGGAAGTAAATGAGGTATTATGGTTTACACCACCAATGTTGGATCAGGGAATTATAGATCCTTTTGCTACAACAAACTGGGGTGCCTCATCATTTGGTTGGCAATTTATGGGTAGACCAGCCCAATATATGCAACCCACCTACTCAATATTATTATCAGCACAAGATAGGTCATTTAAAAGAAGATTAGTACAATCAGATTTAACATATAGAATAACTGGTGGTCCTAATGGTACCAAATTATTATATTTATACCCATTACCTGGTTCTAGATGGGAGATTACGGGTAGAGAGGGTAAACACTTAGAGGGTGCAAAAGTATGGTATTTTTATTATGATACATCAAAAGAATCTAGAAAAAAGTGTTTAAAACAGAATGAAGATGTTGTTAAATTACCATCAGATGTTAAAATAGATAACCTAACATGGGATAAATTAAATACCGTTGCACAAACAAGAGTTAGAAAATTATTTCAAGCCGAAGTTTTAATGGGTATTGGTAAAATTAGAGGATTTTTTAGTGGTGATATTAATCTACCCGATGTATCTGTTACTATGGATTATAGAATGCTTTTAGATAGAGGTGAAGCACTTAAAGAAGAAATAATAACAGAAACTAAAGACTCATTGGAAAAAATGAGTTACAAACAATTAATGGAAGACAGAGCAAATATTGCCGAAAATCTAAATACAACACTCGGATTCCAAGCAATGCCATTTCCTATTATTAAATTCTAAATAGCTATGGATATCAATAAAATAATAAAAGAAATATTAAACGAAGTTAGATATCTAGATACTAAAGCATATAACATACCAAAAGAAAAACCAATTAAAGATACTGAAACTATTAGAGTTTATCATGGATTTTATTCATTTGATACGGCACTTGAAGTAATTGGTAAAGGTTTATCTGGTAAAGAAAAAGCAAGACGAATTTACTCATATGAATCGGGAAATAACCCATATGGGCTTTTTGTTACAACTGATTTTAAAGTTGCCGATAACTTTGCATCATCTGGTATTATTATTGAATTTACCACTAAAGTAAGTGATCTAGAGGCACCAGTATGGGTCGATGGTAGAAGTTATTTTGTTCAAGGTGAATATACAAAATCATTTAAAGATTTAAGTGATAGGGAAAAACAAAGACTAATAAATAGACAAAAAGCTGGCGAATCACCTTACGATACAATATCTAAATCAGATAGACCAGAACTTGCAGATACTTTATTTGATAACCCAGAAAGACAAGCATTATATATAGGGGATTTAAACCCAAATATGATTAAAAGAGTTTGGTATTCTGAAAGTAGACATAAAGAAAGAAGATATGGACCTTGGGAAAAATATTCAGTAAAACAATTTATATCTAAAAATAAAATAGATTTAAATAAAAATAAGAAAAGAATTAATTTCAAACCAAATGATGATTTTACAATTGAAAAATTTAGTTCTTTTTTAGATGACGATAAAAGATCATTGAATGCATATATCGATCAAATAATTTATGATATTGATAATGATTATACGTTATCTAATTATGGGTTTTGGCCAAAACAAATAAAACAAATAAGAGATTTACATAAAAAGGGTTATTTTGATAAATATTTAAATGAGGGTATAAATTTTTTATCAATAAAAAAAATAATAAAAGAAGAATCGATAAAAAAAATACCACCAACTAAATTTTCAAATGAAAAAATAGTTGAGGATATTATAGAATATTTATATAATAATAATGAATATAATATAAAAAATGGTTTCATAAAAAGTGAAGATTATAATGACAACGATAATAAGATAAAAAAAATTAATATACATGGAAAATATGGTGGACCATATACAGATAATAAATTTTCAATATATCCAAATATTAGTTTTTTAATTATCGGATCAAAAAATAATTACAATATTGAGAATATCGAAATTTTAGATGATGGACATGGATTATATAAAGATATAAAAAATAAAAATGGTTATCATAATCAAAAATTGAAACCATTTGATAAAAATTTTTATAATATATTAAAAAGGGAAATAATTAGTAATTTTAGATTTGATAATAAAAACAATAAATTTACAAAATCGAAACAAAACATTAATGATGATTATCCAATTGAATGGGATTTAAAACCCAATAACTATAGAATGGATGAAGGATATGTTAGATATATCGAAAAATTAGCAAAAATGGATTCAAATATGTTTAGAAGAAATAAAATATTAAAACATATAAATAGAATTAGAAAACAAAATTATTATACAACAATAGAAATGTATTATTATTTTGAAGATTATAGAAAAGGTAATATAAAATAAAAAAATAATATGAAATACTGGATCGTACAATCAAAATTTTTTACAGAAATTATACTGGGTGTTAGAGGTATAGTCTTATACCCATTTGTTTTTGTAAATGATAAAACAAATAAAAGATTGGTAAATCACGAACTAATACACATAGAACAAATAAAAGACTGTGGTGTGCTGAAATTCTATATACTATATCTTTGGTACTGGATAAAATTAGGATTTAAATATAGAGAAAATCCATTCGAAATTGAAGCATTTGATAATGATAATGATTTCGATTATATTAAAAATAGAAAACCAAAAAAATGGAAATTTTAAATATTTAATATACTATTTATAGATATGAATAAGAAATCTCAGTCAGAGGAAAATAGTAGAGTAAATTTGTTTTATAGTGACTCTAGAATAGAATTAGAATCAACATATAGTAGATTTTATTTAAAAAGAGATTTAAATCAAGAAATTACCTTATATAGAGTTTCGTATAACGAAACCAAGAAAAAAAATATATATGGTGAAACAAAAGCAAAGGATAAGGTATTTCAAACACCAATAAATTTAACAGCAATGGTTAATTTGGGTGATTCTGAACATGAATATGTTGGTGAGGGGGGGATTAGAAGAGAAGATGTAACAACAGTTATTGTTGGGGTATTTTTGGATGAATTAAAAGAAAAAAACATAGAAATTAATGCGGGTGATTATTTCAGATATAATCCAGATGGTGAGAGGTTTAGATATTTTGAAATAACAAATCCTAATTATGTTAATTATTCAACGGGACAAACTCTTGCGGGCATTAAACCATTATATAAAAGATTTACTGCAAGACCAGTACGTGAAGATGAAATTGAATTATTTAATTAAAATTAGATGAAAAAAATAATATTCATATTCTATTTTTTTTTATTATTTAGTTTTAAAACCAATGCACAATCATATGCGAATGAAATCCCGTATATTAATTGGGTTCAACAATATCAATCTGTCAACTGTAATCCATCTTTTTATTGGTCTGTAACAAGAACGAATATATATAATAAATCAAATCAAGAATTATATAGAATATATTTTTTAAGTAATTCTAGATACTGTAATGGATCTTGGGCTGGTACATATATTAGTGGTATAAATATCTTTGTTAACGGAGAATTAATTAATAAAAATGGAAAGTATTGGGTGGTATTTAAAGATATTTACCATAATTCAGCATTTTCTTTTTGGTCATATCCAAATCCAAAAATAATATTAACTTGGGATAATGTTACAATAAACTAATGAAAATTGATTACGAACTATTAAACAAATATTGGCACGTTGGGTCGATAATATTCAGTCTAGTATTATCATTAGTTTATTTTATTATTGAAAATAAAAATGCTAATAAAACAATTCAACAATTATCTGAATCCAATAAAATATTATCTGAGAAGGTATCAAAATTAGAGGGTCATAAAGAGGGTGTTGATAATGTAGTCAGGATGTTTATGGAGAATCCTCCAGGTCAATTAGATTATAGATTAAAACAATTGGAAAATAAAGTTTTTGGAAATAATAATAATATTATAATAGAACCACCTAAACCACCAACATTCTAAGTATTTATATTTAATATGAGTTACGAATTAGTACATCCAGTCGCACAAAGAACATCAGTTTTTGATGAATATATAAATGAAGAAACTAAAGATATCGATTTATCATATATTAAGTTCAATGAAACATTAAATAAAGATGTTTTTGATGGTGAAAAAATAAAAGATTCAGTAAGAAAATTATTAATACAAATTGTTGATTATTTTATGACATCAATTGATTCTGATGTTATTATATCTGATGTTACATTGACTGGTAGTATTGTTAATTATAATTATAATAAATATAGTGATATTGATATCCATATAATAATTGATAAAAATGATTATAAAACCGATGAAGAGTATGATAATGTATATGAATTATTATCTGCAAAGGCTAAAATATGGAATTTTGAGCATGAGAATATAAAATTATTTGATCATAATATAGAAATATATATACAGGAAATTGATGAAAGACATAGATCCACTGGTGTATATGATATTATACAAAATAAATGGATTAAAAAACCAATTAAAGAATATAAAGAAATTGATAAAGAATTTTTAAAAAAGAAATTAAATTCAATTATTTATAAAATAAATAAAGTTCTTGAAACCGATGATTTAGATACTGTTGTTAATTTTATTGACAATCTGAAATTATACAGAACAAGAGGTTTGGAAACTGAGGGTGAATATTCATATGAGAATCTAATATATAAATATATCAAACATAATAAATATATCGAAAATTTAATTAATCTTAAAAGAAAATTATCGATATAAACTATTTATAAATAAAGAATAAAACAATGGGTAAATTAACAGAATTAAAAAACGAAATAAGAAGTTTGGTTAAAGAAGAAATTCTTAAAGAAGCTGATGATTCTTTAAAAAAGAATAAAACAATTATAAAACTTCAAAGAATTACTGGTGATCGTAAAAAAGCTGAAGATTTATTAAAAAATAATATGGATATTTTTGATATGCATAAAGATGATCGTAATTTTGATACGGTAATCGCATCTAAAATACAAGCAAAACAAAATATAGAAAAGAGCGGTAAATAAAATACCGCTTTTTATTTTAATATGAAAAAATTATATATATTTATTATTTTACTATTTTTATTTAAATCATGTGATTTTAAAAATAATAATCTAGATAATAAAATCACTAAAAACAATAAAGTTTATAATTTATCGACAATTAATAATATAGATAAATATGTTTATCATAGTTTAGATTATTTAGAGATTGATTCAGTATCTGTTTATCTATATAATATACCGAATATTTTTAAGGTAACTGAAGATAACAATGATTATTATATTGTTAGAGGATTTATCATTGAAAATAATGAAAATTCATATAATATATATTTAAATAACGATATTTCAAATAATGATATTATTTTAACAATTGCACATGAAATGATCCATTTAAAACAATATAAAGATAATAGGTTAGAAATTTCAAATTTTAATAACGGTATTTTTTTTGATAGTATATTTTATTTTACAGATTTTTTGAAATATGATAAAAGACCCTGGGAAATTGAGGCATTTAATGAACAAGATGAATTAATGGAAATATTAAATCCCTAATTCTACTTTAGTATATTTAACTGTTTTAGTTATTTCATATTCTTCTGGGTTTTGCAAATATCCCATTACTTTAATTTCATATGATGTTTTATAGAGTCTATTACCATCAACATCATCAATATCATCTGTAATATCAATACCTTCTCTAACGACAGGAAAATAATGTCCATATACATTTATATATTCTTGTCTAGAGGCAAATCTTGTCATCATTAATTCATCAAAAATATTTACATCTTCTTGATATTTACTAAATAGCGTAACATCATATGTTAAATCAATTGGAACTGGCTGAGGAATTTTATATCTGGTAAAAATATAATATCCATCTTCCAAAGTGGGAATATCAACATAATTAAAAGTCTTTCTGTTTGCAACCGTAAACATTCCACCGTATATAGTACCAGGTTCTTTATTTACTCTTTTAATGGTAATAAATGGTGTTAATAATAATTTATCATCATCCTGATATTGCCAAGTTCTTTCAAACTCACCCCATCTTTCATTTGTCATATAAATAACAGGAACTTTTTTACCATCCATAACTATTGACAAATTACCCTCATCAAATTTTTCGAAAAATGATGTATCAATATCTTCTATTTTAATTGCTCTTGGAAAATAAGTTGTATTTTCATCTGAATTTAAAACCAATTCCTTTAACCTATCAATACCGATTTTTTTTATATTTGTATCTACAACTGGTTGCTTTTTTTTTGGGATAGCCATTGAATATTTGTTTAATATAAATAGTATTTATGTTTAAAACAGAATTGTGAATATAATTAACATAATAAAAGAAGAATATAAGAATATATTAAAAGAAGAAACTGATTACAGAGGGGAACATGAGGCACCATCAAGAGATTATGGTAGTCCATTACATGATGTTACTGAAATGTTTGGTAATGACTTTTATGATTTATCTGTAAATGAAATCGCAAGACAATTTGGAGGTGGTACTAATTATGATTATAAAACAGCTTCAATAATAAAATCATATCATAATAAACCGAATGCAAAAATTAAAATATTTAGAGCTGTACCCGATTTAAATAAAGAAAATAAGGATAAACAAAAAGACTTACTTTTTATTGTAAGATTCTACGACAAATTTAATTTTTATCCAACAACTGGAAAATATAAAAAATATGCAGAAATCGTTCACGAATATGAGAATATAATAAAAAATGAAAATAATGATATTGATTATGATTCTCTTCAAAATGAAATTTATAAAAGAATATATGTGGATATTCAAAAACTTGAATCAACTAAAACAAAATTAACTATAAATCATGGTGATTGGGTTTCTATCATAAGAGAATATGCTGTGGATCACGGAAAAAATAATTTAAATAATAATTATGTGATTTTAACAAAAACTGTGAAAGCAAAAGACATATATACTGAAGGATATATGGAAGAATGGGGATATGACCCAAGTGGAAATATAAACGAGGATTATAGACAAACACCAGAAGAAACAGAAGAAGATATACAATCATTTTATGATATGATTGATTTAAATCCAGATTCCTTAAGAGCAAAAGAATATATTAATACATTAAAAGTAAAATATAATCATGAATATGTACCATATAATATTAGGTTTGGTAAAGATATGGAAATTGTAAATAAATTAATAAATAAGAAACATAAGGTCACAACAAATAAAGGATTTGATTTTTATTTTACAACAAAACATAAAAACAATCTACCAAGAACAGTTGCTATTGATATATTTAATATGAATGGGGATCAAATCGGTGGCGTTGGTTTTAATATTGATACAAATAAAAAAGAAATTAAAATTGGTGGTGCACTTGTCTATGAAAAATATCGAAGAAAGGGTATATATTCCTCAATTGTTGATTATATTGAAGATATTGGTGATAAATTTGGATTAGAAATTGTTGAAGCAGGGAGAAGTACGGATGCGAAAGAATTTTGGAGAGATAGATTAAATAAATCCTTATAAAGGTATTTAAAGTACCTTTTGAATGTGAAAAATAAACTAATAAAAAAAAATGAATATAATTAACATAATAAAAGAAGAATATAATTTAATTAAAGAATCATTAACCGATATTGAAGAAATAAAAAATCATTCTTTTATAAAGGATATCGAAAAAAATGGTGGTAAACTATATTATGTTGGTGGTTTTGTTAGGGATTCTTTTCTTAATAAAGAATCAAAAGACATTGATATGTTAATATCTGGTATACCAATGGATAGACTCGAACAAATATTAGCAAATAATGGAAAAGTTGATGCAGTTGGTAAATCTTTTGGCGTTTTAAAATTTATACCAAATGGAAGTGAATTGGATTTGGATATTGCAATACCAAGAGTAGAAAAATCAACAGGTAATAAATATACGGATTTTGAAGTTGTTGCAGATCATAATCTATCAATTGAGTCTGATTTGGCTAGAAGAGATTTTACCTTCAACGCAATAGCAAAAGACATAAATGGAAATATAATAGACCCATTTAATGGAAGAAAAGATTTACAAAACAAATTAATAAGGATGGTAAATCCAGAAGCATTTGGTGACGATCCTTTAAGAATGTTAAGAGCTATTCAGTTTTCAGCAAGATTTAATTTCACAATAGAAAAAAATACCTTTAATGAAATAAAGAAAAATGCAAATAAAATAAAATCAATATCACCAGAAAGGATATTGATAGAATTTGATAAAATTGTAAAAAAGGGTAATATTGAAAATGGGATAAAAAATTTAATAGATACAAATCTATATCAACATATTTTTAATAGTAAACCATCAATAAAATATAATGAAATTAATATTGATCAAATAAAAACAATGGGTGAATTTATATTTTCACTATGTTATGGTTCATCAATTGATAATATATCGGATTTTTATAAAAATAAATTAAATGGTGATATTGAAAATACAAAACAAATTAAAGCATTGGAATATATCTATAATAATATAGAAAATAATAGATTAAATAATTTGATGTCTATATTTAACGCATATTCAATATATCCAAATGTTATTAATTCTGATATATTTAATAATAATATTAAAAAATATATAAATGAATTTATTAAATATCCTAAAACAATAAAAGAATTGGATATTAATGGAAATGATATAATGAATCTAGGTTATAAAGGTCCAGAAGTTAAAGAAATGTTTTTAAAGGTACTTAAAGCAATATTCAATGATGAAATAAATAATAATAAAAAAGAAATAATTAATTATATAAAATAACTATTTATATAAAAAAATAAAACTATGCTATACTTAGGATTTTCAATTACAATAACAATCGCAATTGTTGAATTGATAAAAAAAACAGAAATATTTAAAGATAAAACTTTATTTAACAAAATTAAATTGGATAATTATAAATTATTGAGCATTGTAATTTGTTTATTAATTTTAATTATTCTAACTAAATTATCATTTGTTGGATTACTATTTTTTGAGTTTTTATTGGTGGTATTACTACCATCTGTTGGATACGATTATCTATATGCACCAATTATAAAACCAATAGTAGATCCGTTAATTAAATTAATAAAAAAATAAAACATTATGAAAACACAAAAAATTAAATTATCAGAACTAAAAGAAATTGTAAAAAAAGTAATCAAAGAAGAGAATCAACATAGATCAGTACCCCGCATTGATAAAAATGATTTTATGAATAATAGAGTTATTGAAATTGGTGATTTAAAAATCGTTTTAAGTCATTTACAAAATCCAGATTATTATATTGCTAGATATTATGATATTGATAATGAACTTGAAGGTAGTTATGGTAGTCCTAATTATAGAGATGTCATATATGATATTTCCCATGAAATATCAACATTACAATAATAATTAAACTCAATAGTATTTATATTTATAATAAGAAAATAATAATATGAAAAAAGAATATATAGCATTTACAGCAAATTCATATGCAATTTCTTCCACAAAAGAAAAGGCACTTCAAGAACTTAAAAACTATTTAAAAAGGAATAAAATATTACCATCTGTAAATAAAGTTGGTATTGTGGATATTACAGAACTTCCTGATGATGCAAAATTTAATTATGAAACATGGAAATTTACTGGATATTTTGATAATAAAGAAATTGATTTTCCAGTAAAAGTTATTTATGTTGATTGGAATAAAAAAAATGAAATTGTTACCGAATCAAAAAAAATTAAATTATCAGAACTAAAAGAAATTGTAAAAAAAGTAATTAAAGAAGAATCAGAACCTAATCAATTAAAAGAATCTTGGGAAGGTGTTGATAGAGATTTAGAAACTTCATTGTTCGAATATGGATTTGTTGCAAGACAAAATGATAACAGAGATTATGATGATGAATGGTTTGTTCTATATGATATTGGTGAAAATAGATTTGATACTGGTCATATTAGAGAATCTGAATTGGATAATATTGTTTTGGGAAAAGAATGGGCAGACAATGACGATGTTCAATCATTTCTTGAATTTACTGGAAGTAGTAAAGAAGATTGGTTAAAATCACCATTCGTTAATAAATTATCAAATCTTTTATCATACTTTGGATATCAAAATCTTATGGGTACATCGTATGGTGGATTCTCAAAAGATGATGCTGAACAAATGTTAATGGAAGAATCATATAAACCAAAAACAAAAAAAATTAAATTAAAAGAGTTTAAGGAATTAGTGAAAAATGTAATTAAAGATGAGTACCAAAGAAAATAATAAACAAAAATTATTTGAAGCATTCGATAAACTTTGTGGAACAAAATTATTAAAAGAAGAGAAATCACCAAAAGATTTATTAAAACAACATCTTATTGAATTAATTGATCTTGATAATTATGATGATTTAAATCAATATGCAAAAGGGGATGAAAAAATAATCGAACTATTTAAAACTTTTAAATCTGAAAAGGATTGGGATATTAAACAAAGTGGTTTAAAGAAAGCATTAGAAAACTGGTTAAGAGGTATGCCAACAATTTTAGATGCAATGCCAATATACTATGATGAAATTAAAAATTTATTATATAGTATTGGAATTATTGATAGTAGAGATGTCGATGATGATGTTGTAGATAAATTATATTATAATACAATTGTCGATATTATATTAGACACTGTGAAATAATACAATAAATATATTTTATTTTAAAAACCAATATATTAATTTATATTGGTTTTTTTATTTTTTAAACTTAATAGTATTTATAATTATAATTTATAAATATTTAATATGAGCCAAATATTAGGAAGAAACCAAACTGGTTTTGGAATTTTAATAGAACAAGATGCTGGTGGTTTTGTACCAGAAAGAAATACCGAATTAATTAATGAAGGTAAATTTGAAATATCACCAGATAAACCAATTCTGATTGATTGTATCCTACAAAAACATGATGTAGAAAATAGAAATGGTAGGGTATATCCAGAAAAGATTTTAAAAAAAGAAGTTGAAAGATATATGGATTTGGTTAATTCAAATTCAGCCTTAAATGAAGTTAACCACCCAAATGATTCAAATATTAATCTAAATAATATTGGACACCTAATTAAAAAAGTATGGTGGGAAGGTAATGTATTATGGGGTACACTTGAAATTATTACATCACCAGCATATATGAGAGAAGGTATATGTTCATTGCCTGGTGATGGTATCGCTGAACTTTTAAAAAGAAAAGTAAAATTAGGGATATCAAGTAGAGGTATTGGTTCAATTAAAAATGTTGGTGGTAAAAACATAGTACAAGAAGATTTTGAACTAATATGTTTTGATTTAGTGGCATCGCCATCAACACCTGGGGCATATTTGATGAATGACACCATTAGAACAGAAAATAATAAATCCAATATGTATGGTGAAGAGGTTGAAAAAACAAAACCATCAATTAACGAAAATTTAAATAATATTTTAGACAAATTCTTATTATAAGAATAAAAATATCAAAAAAATTACTAATAAATATGTTAAAATATAACGATTTTAAAATAAAATAATATAAAAAATATATAATTATATATTTTTTATTAAAAACATAGTATTTATAATTAAATTTTAGTATAAAAAAAATTAAAATGAGTAAAATTATTGAAAACGATAAGAATCTATTAAAAGATGCATTAGCAGAATATAATGCAATTAAAGAAGAAGCAATCAAAGTTGCTAAAGATAGATTAGCTAAATCAATGCCTGACGTTATTGAAAATTTTCTAAAAGAAGAATTGGAAAATTCAATGAAAGATGAGGGTGTTATTAGTACTGATGATACCATGATTGATAATCAAGAATCAAGTGTTGCAGAGACAATGAAAGATGTTGATACACCAATGGGAGAATCAGAAGAAAAAGAAGATGACCATTCAGAAGAAATGGAAGATGATGAACTTACTGAAGAAGCAATTGAAGAAGCATTAAAAGAAATTGAAGAAATGAAAAACATGGACGAAGAAGAAATGGAATTAGATGAACATGGTATTTCTTTCGATGTTGATTTTGATGATGAAAAATTGGAAATCACAGATATTAAATCTGATGATAAAGAATTTGATGATGTCGAATTTGAATTGGAATTGGATGATGAATCTGATGAAGATATGGATTCCGAAGATGAAGATATGGATGTTGAATTGGATATTGACTCCGAAGATGAAGAATCTGATGATGAAGATATGGAGGAAATGGAAGAAGAAATGGATATCGAAGATATTGATTTAGATTCTTTAGATGAAGAAGATGAAGAAATGGAAGAGGGCTTGGCCCACACAATGACACATCAAAATGCAAAATCTGTTGGTGCTGAAGGTAATACCAATCACGGTAAAGCTAAAAGACTTAGACCAGCAATGCAAGAGTCTGCAATGAAAAAAGATATTGATAAATTGATTAAAGAAAATCAAGATTTAAAATCAATCAATCTTGAATTCAAAGAAGCACTTAAAAAGTATAAAACTCAATTATACGAAATGGCTGTGTTCAATGCCAATCTATCTCATGTTAATAATCTAATGGTTGAACATTCAACCACAGTTGATGAGAAAAAAGATATTTTGAACAAATTTAAATCGGTATCTACTATCGAAGAATCTAAAAAGGTTTATAACGATATGGTTAATACACTTAACGAATCTAAAAAATCTAAAAAGACTATCGAAGAAATGGTAGAGAAACCAACAAACCAAGGTTCTGCAACTTCAAAAACAATTACAGAATCTATGGATAAAAATAGTCCAATGGATAGCATCAAAGCAATTAAAGAAAGAATGATGTATCTAGAAACTAGAAGAAAATAAAAATTAAAAAAATTAAACTTATTAAAAAAATAAATTATGGGATATTTAGTTAATTCATCCGAAGTAGGAAATATCGGATTGAAACAATTAAGAGAACAAAGAGAGGTTACAACCCAAAGATGGGAAAAAATTGGTCTCTTGGAAGGTCTTGAAGGAAACATTAAAGAAAACTGTGCTCAATTATTTGAAAACCAGTTATCTTACATGATTAATGAATCAACTGATGCTGGTAACTCTGGTCAGTTTGAAACTGTTGCATTCCCTATCATTCGTAGGGTATTCTCTAAGTTGTTAGCTAACGACTTGGTTTCTGTACAGGCTCTAAACCTACCTTTGGGTAAGCTGTATTACATCAACCCTAAAATTTCTGTTAGAAATAATGATGGGACTCACACTTCTCCTGATGGAGCATATTCAAATGCTGCTGATTTGGCTGATAACGCTAAAACTCAGTTCGAAAACGTATCACTATATGATTCTTACTATGCAACTGAGTACGGTGAAGAAGGTACTTCTTTATTTGACCGTTCTAAGGGTGGTGTAACTGTTGTTACTGGTGCTACTGCTGGATCTTATGCAGTTGGTGATAAGAGTGTTAGATTGACTATTAGCGGTTTCACTACTACTGATCAGGGTAAATTGATCGGACCTGCTGGTGTACCAATGGATACTGAATCTTTCTTGGCATCTTTGAAAATTGTTGCTGACGAAGATTTGGATGCACCTGCAGAATTCCCAGAAGAAACTATTGCAGCTGGTTCTAGTGTACCTTTCAATGTAAAAGTACAACAGTACGGTAAGGGTATTGTAAGTAAGGATGGTGAATTGGTTGTTGATGCTGATTTGACATTCCCAGGTGTTGATGGATATCAAGCATTGAGTGCATCAACTGGTGTATCTTTCACTTATGAATATAAGACTTACAGCGATCTTGAGGAAGATTCTGAAATGGCTGAAGTTACTTTTGGTCTTGACAGTGTAACTGTTTCAGTTGAATCTAGAAAGATGAGAGCACAGTGGACTCCAGAACTAGCACAAGACGTTTCTGCATTCCACAACTTTGATGCTGAAGCTGAATTGACAGCGTTGTTATCTGAGCAAATGGCTGCTGAGGTTGATAGAGAAATCTTAAGAGACTTACGTAGAGGTGCTGCTTGGACTGCAAGATGGGATTATAATGGTCTTAGAAAGCAGACTAATACTTACTTCGGTACTCAGAAGGATTATAATCAAACTTTGATCACTAAGATCAACCAAATTTCTGCACAAATTCACAAATCTACTTTGAGAGGTTCCGCTTCTTGGATCGTAGTATCTGCTGAAGTTTCTGCAGTATTTGACGATTTGGAATACTTCCACGTATCTAATGCAGCCCCTGATCAGGATAAGTATAATATGGGTATTGAAAGAGTTGGTGTCCTACAAGGAAGATACCAAGTATATCGTGATCCATATGCACCAGCAAATACAATTTTGATTGGACATAAGGGTTCTTCAATATTAGAAGCGGGTTACATATACAGCCCGTACGTGCCAATGGTACTTACTCCAGTGATGTACAATCCATTCGATTTCAAGCCAATTCGTGGAATACTTAGCCGGTACGCAAAGAAAATGGTCTTGAACAGATACTATGGACGTATTTTAGTTGATGGTCTTCAGACTTTCGGTATCGGTGATTTGAACTAATCATTGATTAAAATAATATAAAGAGGGGCTTTTTAGCCCCTTTTTTTTGTTTATATATTTTTTTATTTTATCTTTGTCACATGAAAGAGAAATTTGAAATAGATATTGAGTACGCAAAGGAATTGTACGATAATGGTACTTCCATGCGTAAAATTGCTAAGATTTTAGAATGTAGTTTAACTAAAGTTCAAAAAGAATTAAATTCTTATAATTTTAATTTAAATAATCCATATAAAGAAGTTGACGGTAAAAATTTAATTGCAATTTGTAAAAAAACTGGTAAAGAATTTTTTGATTATGATAATAGAAGTGGATCAATTACAACACATTTATTAGAATTATTTCCAGACTTAGAAATTCCCTCACATTACAAAAGAAAGGATATATTATATAAAACTTTTAAATATTGGTATCATAATTATTTTAATTTCGAATATAGAGATATAAAAAAAACTGTAAAATGTAAATATTGTGAATGGGAAACAGAGGATATTAATAATCTATCGGGTGCGTATATGAATCATATGATAAATACACATGATATTGACATTGATAAATATTTAAATGAATATCCTAATGATAAAATATTTTTTAAAAATTATGTGAGAAAAATTGAAAGAAATGAATTTTTAGACGATAAAGATAATCATGTTGAATGTAAAATATGTGGTGAAAGATTAAAAAAAATAACACAATCTCATTTAGATAATCATAATATCACACTATTTGAATATAAGAAAAAATACAAATTGTATAATCCTAAAGATTATATTTCGAAAACATCACACGATATAATATTGGTGAATAGAAAAGAAAATTTCTTTCCAAAAAAAATACATAAAAGATCAAAAGGGGAGAATGAAATAATAAAATTTTTAAATTTTCATAATATTAAAACAATACCTAATGAGAGAAATTTATTAGATGGGTTCGAATTGGATATTTACCTACCAGAATATAAAATAGGTATTGAATTTAATGGAGTGTATTTCCATTCTGAATATACAGGAAAAAAGGATATTGAATATCATAAATCAAAAACAAATATATTAGAATCGAAGGGTATAAAATTAATTCATATATTTGATGTTAATTATGAAAAATGTACGAAAAAAATAAATAGGATGTTATTAGATTTTATTGGAATTAATTTAATTAAAATTAATACTGATAATAATATTGTAAACTATATTGATGAAAATAAAAAGAATGAATTTATCAGAAATAATACAATTAATGTAATTGACAAATCCGAATATTGTATATCTACAATAATAAATGAGAAAATATTTTCAATATTATGTTTTGATTATATTGAAAATAAAATCAAAATAAATAATTATATATGTAAAATCGGATATAGAATAGAAGATGATCATATTTTAATGTTTGAATCAATCAAAACAAAATTTAAATTCGATCAAATTATTGGTTATTATAATAAATTATGGAATGATTTTGATGGTAATTTTTTCGAAAAGTTGGGTTTTAAAAAAAATAAAAATATTGATCCTGATTTTTATTATATTAAATATAATGGAATCGATAAGAATATGTTGATTAATAAAAACTTTTATACTAAAGAATATTTAAAAGAAAGATTTAAAGATATTTATTCTGATATTCTTTCGGTTGATGAATTATTCAATAAAGCTGGTTATGATAAGATTTGGGATAGTGGGTCTATTGAATATCTTTTATATTCCGAAAATGATAATAATATATATAAATTAAATTTAAATAAACCAATTAATAGAAAAAATACAATTAACCCACCAAAATATAAGGAAATTATTAATAATAAAAATAAAAAACCAAGTAAGAAGGTAGTTTTATTAGATTGTAATTATAATTTTATTAGAATTTATAATTCAATAAAAGATTGTTCAAATCATATGGGTTATACATTTCATCAGGTTTATGAAAGATTAAGAGGTAAATATAAAAATAATTTACCACATAAATTTGTTTATTTGAAGGATTATAATGGTATATATGATCTAAAAAAAGATTTATATAAAATTTCTTGAAAGTTGTTTTTAACACTATTTTTTATAAATTTGTAAAAAAATAATAAATTACATGGAAAATACAGCACATCAATACAAGATTAGATTAAAAAAACAGGAAGAAGAACAGGATAGTTTACCGTTTAATTTATGTGATATTGAACTAAAAAATACAACATTAAAGTTAATTTCAAAGAAAGAAGCAGAAAATATTATAATTAAATACGAATGGTTAAAAAAAATGCCAGGTTTTAGCAAATATTTCTTTGGTTTATTTTTTAATATTAACGGTAATGAATATTTGGGTGGTGTTTTGGTATATGGTCCAGAATACGGTTCTAATACAAATGTTTGGTATAAATATGGTTTTAATGATAAGATTTTATTACTTTCTAGAGGTGTATGTCTATGGTGGACACCAAAAAATACCGCTAGTTATTTTATTTCAAGGGCAAATAAATGGATAAAAGGAAATACACAGTACAGAATTATAACAGCAACAATAGATCCTATGGCTGGAGAATTTGGAACAATTTATCAATCCTTAAATTGGTATTATGTTGGTTTGATGGGAGGTAATTATAGTAAGGGTGGTAGAGAGGTTAAAAGGATGAGTATTATTATTGGTGGGAAGCAATATAGTACAAGATATATAAGAAAAAAATATGGTACAATGAAAAAAGAGGAAATTCTTAAAATACATCCTGATGCTATTTATGTACCACAATATAGAAAAAGAAGATATTTTTATTTTATGGATACAAAAATGAATAATAAAAAATATTATGAAGCGATAAAAGATATGATTCAAGAATATCCTAAAAGAAAGGAAGATGATGCATTTGGTGTTATTTATATGCTGAAAAATAAAACTAACGATAAAAAATATATTGGTTGTACATATAAAAGTTTCTATGAAGAGTATTTAAATTATATGAATTTAAATAAAGAAGAAATTGAAAATAAAGAACTATATAATGATATTTTTAAACATGGTTTTGATGAATTTGAAATGAAATTACTCAAAACAGAACAAGGAGATAAAAAAATAAAAGAAACTATTAATCTTTTACTAGAAGAATATAACGGAATAAAAATATGATAATATATTCTAGGTATGATTTTAATAGACAAGCAATTCTGAGTGGTTTAAATAATGAAAATTATACGGGAATTGTTATTGATAGGTATATAAAAGATAGAAAATTATTAACACAAGAAGAATATTATAAAATTGAGAATCTTAAATATGATGATACATTTTATCAAAATTTAATGTTTAGTGTGACAAATAGAAAAGAAATTGTTGATAATATTTTTGGTATTGGAACTGCGAAAATGTGCAGAATATTAAATAATTTATCTAGAACATATGAAGATGCTATTGTTTTAAAAAATTTATATAATTTAGAAAAACTAAAAATGGATGGTCATTTATCTGGTTATTTTAGAAAAAGGAAATTGAGACAGGTAATGGACATTTTTGATAATTTAATTAAATCAAAAAAAGTTAGAATTACGGAAAACAAACATAAGGTTATACAATCAAGTGAATATTTGATTTATTATGAAGATTATATTTTTTGTTGTCATTCTAATTTACCATATGATTTTTTTGAAAAATACGATGAAAATCATAAATGGTTATATTTGTATAATATATCTAATATGAGTAAATTATTGGATTTAATTGACCATAAATTTGGTAAATATATGAAATAATGTTTATCTTTGTTACATGAAATTAGGAACATTTATAGAAACTTTTATTGAAAAAAATTCACTCATCCGACTTTTATATAAAGTAAAGGGTGGTCATGAAATTATTTTAGATAGTTGGGATGATGTCTCAATGGAGCATCGAGTTTTAGATGGTAAAGGCAAATTTAGACATTATATAGATAATGAGGTTATTGAAATATGTTCAATACTTGTTGATGGTCCATACAGTGAAGCTATCAACATTTGTATTGAAAAATTAGAAGATCAACCATATATAGAAGAAAATGTTGATAATGAACTTCAAAAATTTGAATCATCTACAATATGAAAATTGGATTCGTAAATAACGGCAATAATACATATACAATAGATAAAAAAGATTTATTGTACATTATAAGTAAAATATCGGATATAAATTTTAAAAATAGTTTATTGGATTTTTTATTTGAAAAAACGATAATTGGTCTTTCACATTATGATTATTGTTTATACAGAAGTTGTGGTGATTTAATTGAATGGACACAGGAAGATGTTAATAAAGTTAAATTATTATTTTCTGATAATTATCATATTGAAAGGCATTTAGCCTTTGATAATTTGTATTTAACAATTTCGGATGATGGTAAGAATAATAGACAATGGAAAAAAGAAGAGTTTGATAAAGTTAGACAACACTTATTATATGGTGATATCCTAACCGAAGATTTAAAGGATTATATATTAGAATTACAATCAAAAATTGAATCATATAAAAAATCTGAAAAAGATATACCAAAATCAATTTTAGATGAAGAAAATGATATAAAACAAGAAATAAAAAAGAGATTAGGTAAAGACAAGAACGAAAATCTTTACAATATTGAAGATAAAAAACCAGAACATTATAAAGATATCGTTGGTTATGACAAAGACAATATAATACATTATTGTTTTTTATCAGAATACGATGAATGGAGATGTTCATTAACTGGTTTTGGTTTATCGGTGAAAATAATTAAATGGAAATATGCAGAAAAAAAATAAATAAAATACAATGAAAAACGAAAGATTGATTAAAGCATTAAAAGCACAAGCAGTTTCAGAATTGGAACAAGGTAAAATGACGCTTGAACTATTAACAGAATATGTTGTAGGGATTGGTGATCATACGGCAAATGATTTATTTAAGGATGCAGAAATTGCATTACAAAGAATTGTAGATGCCGAAGATAAGATTGAAACATTGGATAGACTATATCCCGATATTAAATTATAATAAAAAAATCCCCAATAAATTTAACTATTGGGGATTTTTATTGTTAAACATTTTGGTTTAATTCTTCTGCTTTATCAAATGCTTTATCTTCATCATTTGTTTTAAACAATATTTTATGAAATTCTTTTGGTTCTTTTTTAATAAATTTTGTATAATCATATTTATCTAAAACAATATGCGATGTGCCATCAAAGACAACATAAAATACATTCATTTGATTAGCTTCTTTTAACATTTTTCTAACCAATTGTCTAACCTCAGAAAGTTTAATTTTCTGTGTTTTTGGTTTTGTTGATTCATTCATTCTATCTGGTCTTAATAATAGTTTATGACAATCAGAACCTAAATTATCGATATCATTTCTTGGGCAAAAACCTAAATCTTTATCACCATCCATGAAATGTGCATTTCCATATTTATTCACAGTATCATTAACAAAATCTTTTAGTTTTTCTTCATCGTCATCACTTAACCCAGAATAATCACCGTTAATTAATGGGGATAATGCCCAATCAGGTATAGTAAATTCAATAATATCATCTCTTTCTTCTTTCAACATTTTTCTAACCAATTGTCTAACTTCAGAAAGTTTAATTTTCTGTGTTTTTGGTTTTGTTGATTCATTAACTCTTTTAGGTTCTTTATTTATTGATTTTTTAGCAGCCTTAAGTGTATCAAATTTTAAGAACTTACCTTCTTTATCTGAATAATATTCAAACATTCCAGAAGGAAATTTTACTTCAATTGTTTTACCTTTGTATTTAATTTCGTTTTTCATTTTTTTATTTTAATTATTAATTTTAATCACATTTTTTATAACATCCTTTGACCAAATGCATCCAGATGCAACATCCCATCCATAGTACCACATATATTTCATTCTACCTTTCCATATATATGGTGCAATTTCAATACCTGAATATTTTTCAGCAACAGAATCCCAATTAATGAAATAATTATTTAAATAAGTATCATTAGTAGTATCTACATATATTTTTGTGAAATTATCTAATTCATTAACATTTGTTATCTTTAATAGTTTATTATCATCCAATATTAGTTCAAATGCATTATCATAATCCCATTCATTCATATTGTTTGATTTTATGTAGTCAATCCAAGAAGATCCAATACCATACCATAAACCAACTGGTTTAGGTCCAGGTGTTTGGTTATTTTTATTTTCTTTAAATTTGAGATTATCATCTTTTGAAATTGTAATTCTTTTATCAACATAATTATTTTTAATAACATTATGTAGTTGATTAGAAACTTCATTTATTTTAGATAATTCTTCTTTTATTATTTTTCTAATAAATTCCATTACCTTTATAAATACTAATATTTTTTTATTTTAATTAGTATTTATATATAAAAATTGACAATAAAATTTATTGAAAATATATAAAAATGAAAAACAAACATAATAATTCGGAGGCTTTTTTTGAAAGAATGAGGGAATTAGCCGCAGTAAATAAACAAATTATTAAAGAATCTAAAACATCTTCAACTTTATTAGATCATAAAAAAGCTAGTGATGGTAGAGTTTATGGTATTGTAAAAGAAAACCAATCATATTTTATTAAGACTGCACAATCAAAACAAAATCTAAGTGAAGCGGATTTCGCATATATTGGTGGTTTAGCAAATATTACGGAATATAAGTGTAGTTCATTAACAGAGGCACAGAGGGTTCTAAATACTAAATTAATGGCAATAAATGAAACTTATGGTGATGTAATGGAAGATGAGCAGGAAGATGCTGAACAACAACAAGCACCTAGTCCAGAACCACAACCAGAACCAATGCCCGAACCTGAAGAACAACCACAACCAGAAGCATCCCCTGAATCTGAACAACAACCATCCCCTGAGCCAATGCCTGAACCACAATCAGAGCCTGAAATGAGTTCAGAAAAGGATGAGATACATTCATCAATTTCAAAGGCCGCTGGGTTATTTAGTGATGCACAACTTGAACCATCAAAAGTTGAATATTATTTAAAACAATTTTTAGGTGTTATTAAGGATTCACAAATATCTAAATTAGGTGATGAGGAGAAACAAGGTATTTACGATGAATATTTTATGAACAAACCTGTTGAAGAGCAATACCCAATAAATGAGGATATGGATCAAGAAACAATTGAAATGATTGTTGCGGGTATTGGTGCATTAGGTATGGTTGGTTTAGGTTTTGCAATTGAACCATTGAAAAAAATGTTATCAAAAACAAGTGTTGGTAAGAAAATTGTATCTGGTTTAGAAAAGGCTGGTAGTGCTGCAGGTGATGCCACCAGAAGTGGGATGTCAAAAGGTAAATATAATGAATCAGAAGAATTTTTAAAAGAAGAAGATATCTACGAAGACGATGAATTGGAATCTGCCGATGATGAAATGGATATGGATATTGACACACCAGAAATTGATACAGTAGATACTATGGATTCAATGCCAGTTGTAGATACAATGGATGATGGTAATAAAGAGGTAAATATTGATTTAAAATCAGGTACTGTAAATGTTAAATTATCTGAAGCTAAAATTAAAGATTTATCTAAAAAATATAACGTATCTGAATCATATATCAAATGGAAAATGGAAGACATTTTAACAGAAGAAGTCGAAAAAGTTGAAAAAGAAAAACTAAAAGAAGAAAAGGTAAGAAAAGTTGTTAGAAATATTATAAAGGAAAAGTTGGGTTTAAAGAAAAAACCATTGAACGAATCTGTTAATAAAGAAAGAGTTAAGTTAGAAAAGTTAGTTGAGAGTGTTTTAAAAAAAAACATGTAAACAATGCAGAATCTCTGACGAATAGTACAATTATTCGTCAGAGATTTTTAAATGAAAAAATTGATCAACTAGATGCTAAAAATGTTGATTATGATTTTTTTATAGATTATGTTATAACATTTTTAGGTGAATATAAAAGAAGATTTACAAAAAAATATCCTGGTTTTAAAATAAATAGTAAAAAACCGATTTCAGATAAATTAAAAATACAATTAAAAGATAGGGTTAATAAATATCTTGATACTTTTAAAAAAAGAGTTACATATAAGAAAAATGCGCTATCTGGGTATCACAAAAAGGAAATAAATAAGATAAATAATTTTAATGAATTATTAGATTATACAAATACTTTAAATAAAAATATTGTAGGACAATTTTTAAATAATATGGTAAAAAAAGATGACTACAATAAACTATTGAATGAAGCAGAATATGGTTTTGAAAAAAAGAATGCATTAGATTTCGGTGTTAAGTTATTCAATACATTGAATAAATTCAGAAAAAAATATTTTGGTAAGGATATCGAAGATATGAAATTTGAATTAAATAAGGGATATTTTAATGAACTGTATAATGCATATCGTCAAATTAAGAATCCAACAACTGATGATTTACAAGCTTTTAAGGGTGCATTAACTGACAGAATAATTGAAGTCTGTAATGAAATTGAAACGGTTATTAATAAAAATATTGATAAGATTAGAAATAAATTAACAGAGGATAAAATAGAAGAATTATTTAAGGAATCATGAAAAATAATTATTTAATATATATACATAAAATTGGGTCCAATCATAAAGATGAGGGTTTTTATGAATTTATTTTTTCAAATAACCCATATGATGTTGATTTTGAAGAATGGGGATGGGATCAAAGACCCGCTTTAAATAATGCAATGCCACCAGATGAGGATAATATCTCTAAAGTATTAACACTAAAAATATCGAGATTTCAATTTACAGTATTACATAAACAAACGATGTTTACATATATTGATGGATTTGATAGAGTTGTTGCATTGGCATGGGAAGAGGAAAATGAAGAGTTAGAAATGAATGGTGTAAAAAGATTAGTTTTTCACTATGCAGATACTCTAGAAGATGTTGAAAACAAGTTATATGCTAGAGATATTATATTAAAAGAAAGTAACCTAGTTTAACTAAGTTACTTTTCTTTTTTTGTTAATATTTTATCCAATTGCACATTGTTCAAAAATCGTTGAACAATGTGCAATTATTTTTTTATACTCATCAGTATCTGGATCATAATTACATTGTAGTCCATGATGTGTTTCACCGAATGTCGCATAATTTAAATCTTCATGCTCAATATCGAAAAAAGCTTTATCATTAACAACTACTTTTCGAATAATATAATCATCATTTTTTGCTGGTAGCATAATAATTTTCGTAAAATTTTCTAATTAATAATTCTATTTCAACACTATCTAAATTAACCATATAGTTCATGAAATCACCATAATCGGTTTCAATATATTGTTTAAATTTAAAAATGAAATTACCCAATTTTTTTCCTTTTAAATTTGGATAAATATTCATAATTATATTGCCATTAAATTTATTTCTCAATCGCTTAATTGTATTATATTCCTTTTCAGAATTTTCAATAAATTCTTTTAAATTAATATTGGGAAAATGATAATTAATTAAATCAAATTTAGCATCTTCAGAAGTAAATTCAAATGATCTTTCAATATTATTATCTTTTAACCATTTAGTGAAATTTTCAAATTCTGGTCTATCTTTAATTCTTTTTTTGGTACCACCCCTTGGGTTATAGTATGTTTTTGTTGAAAAGAATTTGGAATTAATAACCCATTTATAACTATCAATATTTGAATAAAACCCATTGCGCCATTGATTATAATCCAAGTCAAATAATTCAAATATTTTTTTCATATCATTACTAATATGAAATGTTTTTTTATAATGATTATCATCACCACGATATACATAGCTAAGACCATCCATACCATATTTAAGATTAAATCTTCTTGCAATCTTACCAATAAAATTACCAATATTATAATCCATGAAATCCTTTAACATCGGTAATTTATTTTTATATGTTGGAAAATAATCAACTTGAAAACCCTTATATAATGTAGTTAAAATACCCGAATTAAACTCACAAATAGATAAATCTAAGTCATTTTTTATTCTATCTTTAAATGATATTTCATTTAATTTATTTAAACTAAATAATTCATTATCGATTAAAATATCTAAATCACCAAAATCTAGTTTTGTGTCATAATATCTAGGTATTTTGTACATATCTGTACCAATGGTTTTATTCAAATATTCTTTTATTTCATTTTCAATAATTAAATATTTATCTCTTGGTATTCTTTTACCTTTTGTTAATAAATTTCCTCCCATCTTTTTTTTATTTTAAAATTGGTTTAGCATTATTAAATATAATATCTGTTTTATTTGATACTTCATTCATATATGGGTAATCCATGTTAATAAATTCTGTTCTTTCTATTTTTAAGTCTGGATTTTTATGTGCATTGTGTTTCGCTGGTAATACCTTTAATTCTTCATTAGTGTATTTTCTTAATACTTTAATTTTTTTAATATATGACCCTTTTCTATATTTCGATGGTAAATCATTCCAATTAATCTTTTTTTCTTTATTCAACATATTAACAATTTCATCGGTATTTAAATTATGTAATTTATTGTGAGAATATACACTCCTACCTAAGATTTGTTTACTATTTTTAATCGCATCGTTTTCTCTCCAGAGAAGTTGGAGTGATGCGTCTTCTAATGTTGGGGTTTGATATATTCTACAATCAAAAACAGCAACTTTATCGTGTTCGGGTAAATAGTTTTTTCTTAACTCATTGAAAATATTAACACACTTTGCCGTTAATTTAGAAAGTATTTTTTGTTTTTTACCCTCGTGATATATTGCAGATTCTTTTGTTGGTGAATATAATACCAGTGTAATTTCATCTGATTGAGTATAGCCAATTACCGCATTAGTCTCAGCAACCAATATCCTTGTTGTTTCAATCATTAAATTAACAAGACCCTCATCAAAGGGTCTATTCAAACCCTTTGTCCAATTATGAAAATTATTACCATCAAGTCTTATAATAACTGGTAATGTTGGGATCATTATTTCTGGTGAAAAGTTCTTCTCAAGCCACTTACACCAATGACCTAATTCTTTAAATTCCATATATTTTTTTTATTAACTCCGACACATTTGATATTGTGTTGTGTTGTGAATACCTTTCAATTGTTGGGTATATACAACCTGCTCATATCTGTAACATTACTCACATCCGTTGTGAATACCTTTCATTTGTTGGTAATTCACAACTTCAGTTACGCAACGATACCTTGGGCTAGCGTTGTGAATACCTTTCAATTCATAATAAATAATTAATCAACAGATTTGCCGATTATCGGTTGAAGATATCAATAAAATAAAGGTACTTTCCGAGTGGATTAATCCCTCAGATTAAGGCTGCACAACCAGCCTAATTGCACTTTCTG